ACCAGGTTGACCACATCGTGCCGTTGCATCAGGGTGGCCTGGATATCGACGACAACACACAGTCACTGTGCAACCCCTGCCACGATGATAAGACCGACAGGGAGAATGCCGAGCGCTTCATTAGTTACACTCACCCTGTCTGGTTGAAGCCCAGTGCTGTGCCCCTCACTATTGTCTGTGGTGCACCTGCCTCGGGCAAGACCACATGGGTGACTGAGAGGGCGCGACCTGCTGATGTTGTCATCGACCTCGATGCGATAGCAGGCAGGAGGGTGCAGAAGAAGGACTTGAGCGACGTGCTCCGGAAGCGGAACACGCTGCTCGGCACTCTGCACCTGCGTAAGTCTGGCGCTGCGTTCTTCATCGTGTCGGCACCGACAAAGGCTGAGCGCGATTGGTGGGCAGGGAAGCTGAACGGAACAGTGCATCTCCTCAACCCAGGGGAAAGCGTTTGCATCCAACGTGCAATCGACAGGGGAACTCCGGAGCTCGTCTCCGCAATCAAACGATGGTACTCTCCCAACCAATGGTGGGGTGAAGAACTACGTGGTGCTGGTAGGAAGCGCATAGGTCTGGATGGGTGGCCAGAGGACTCTGGGGGCTCATCCGATACCAGGGGGGGAGGGGAGAAATACTCCAACTCTCTGTCTGGACCCCAGCGGGGTGGAGCTAAAAAATGAAAAGCCTAACTTTGCCGAGATAGCTTCTGGAGATAGGACCCATGGCAACACGTGGAAGAAAGTCAGCCGCATTCCTTTCGTTGGTTGCGGAGAACGAAGGAAAGGTCGGGCCGCTTCGGCCAGGCCGTCCTGCACCCCATCCTCGCCTCACCAAGCGGCAAGCCGAGATTTGGAATGAGGTCGTCAACACTGAGGCCGAGGACATGTTTGTGACGCCGGCACTTCAGCTGCTGTTGGCTGAGTACTGTGCGCATAGTGAGACGTTCGAGAAGCTGACGTCGTTCATTGAACGCATTGAGAACAGGAAGGGCGGATTGAAGCTGACCGACCTGGCAGACTACAACAAGTTGTTGATGATGAGAGACCGTGAGAGCGACGCCATCAGCAAGAAGGCGACGAAGCTCCGCATCACCAACCAGTCTCGCTACACCCCTGTGCGTGCTCAGCGTAGCCTCAACCGACAGATTGGCAAGTCGGGTGGAAGCGGCCGACCGTGGGAAAGCTGAGTCGCGCAGAACGGAACATACGTTGGATTGAGAACAACTGTTACGTTCCGGAAGGCAAGGATGTTGGCAAGCAGGTTCGACTGAGGGACTGGCAGAAGCGCGAACTCCGCAAGATTTACGACAACCCGCACGGCACCCGGCGCGCGATCATCAGCTTCGGCCGTAAGAACGGCAAGACAGCCCTGGCCGCGTTCCTGCTGCTGTTGCATCTCGTCGGACCTGAGGCTGTGCCGAACAGCCAACTGCTGTCCGCCGCGCAAGCGAAGGAGCAGGCGGCCATTCTCTTCAGCCTTGCGGCTAAGTGCGTGCGTCTGTCTCCTGAGCTGTCGCCCTACGTCATCGTCCGCGATACTATCAAGCAGCTGTTCTGCCCCGACCTCGGCACGCTCTACCGCGCGCTGTCGGCCGAAGCTACAACTGCCTACGGCTTCTCCCCTGTGTTCGTCGTCCATGACGAACTTGGTCAGGTAAGGGGCCCGCACTCTGAACTCTACGACGCACTTGAGACCGCCTCGGCTGCACATGACAATCCGCTGTCTATCATCATATCAACCCAAGCCAGGACTGACGGCGACCTGCTGTCTATCCTCATCGACGACGCTCTAACCGAGGAAGACAAATCAACCGTCTTGTCCCTGTATGCTGCTCCGATTGATTGTGACCCTTTTGCTGTCGAGAGCATTAAACAGGCCAACCCAGCCTACGGAGACTTCCAGAACGCGAAAGAAGTTCTGAAGATGGCGGAGACGGCGAAGCGCATGCCGTCTCGCGAGCCGTCGTTTCGCAACCTGGTGCTGAACCAACGGGTCGAAGCGACCTCGCCCTTCGTGACGCGAAGTGTGTGGGAAGCGAACGGCGGCGAAGCACAGGACCCAGGGGAGGCCCTGATATACGCGGGGCTCGACCTTTCGTCGGTCAACGACTTGACGGCCTTCGTGCCTGTGTGGGAAATCGACGGGTTCTTCCACACCCGCCCTCAGTTCTGGGTGCCTGAGTTTGGATTGAGAGAGAAATCGCTCGAAGACCGAGTGCCTTACGATGTCTGGCACAAGCAAGGCTTTCTCAACGCCACGCCTGGCAAGACCATTCAGTATAAGTACATCGCTTCTTATCTGTATGACTTCGACCAGAAGCACCGGGTGGCCAAGATTGCGTTCGACCGATGGGCCTTTGCTCACCTCAAGCCTTGGCTGTTGGAGGCGGGGTTCACGGAAGAGCGTATCGCAGAACTGTTCGTAAGCTTTGGCCAGGGCACGATGTCGATGACCCCGGCTATGCGGGAACTCGAAGTCGCCCTGCTCGAGAACAAGCTTCACCACGGCAACCACCCTGTGCTTGCTATGTGTGCGGCCAACGCGAAAGTGAAGGGCGACGAGAGCAACCGCAAGTTTGAGAAGACGAGAGCAACCGGGCGCATCGACGGTATGGTCTCGCTGACAATGGCTTTCGGCGTCATGCCTATTAAGGCCGAAGCTCCGCAAGAGAAGAAGAAATACCAGATGCTTTTCCTGTGAGGTGTTGACATGCAGAACCGCGCATACTCTGTCTTCGAAATCAAGTCCTATGACGAGGACGAACGTATCATCGAGGGCATCGCCACGACCCCCACGCCCGACCGTATGGGCGATGTCGTCGAACCGGAAGGCGCCAAGTTCGCCCTGCCTGTCCCCCTCCTGTGGCAGCACAACAGCAGCGCGCCCATTGGCAACGTCGAGTTTGCCAAGGTCGAGAAGGGGGGCATCCGCTTCCGTGCCCGTCTTGCCAAGGTCACCGAGCCTGGCATCCTGAAAGACCGGCTTGACGAAGCGTGGCAGTCCATCAAGGCTGGCATCGTGCGAGGCGTCAGCATCGGGTTCCGCGCCCTGGAACTGAACTACCTCGAAGACAACAGCGGCATCCACTTCAAGGTGTGGGAGTGGCTGGAGCTTTCCGTGGTCACCGTGCCGGCTCAGGCCGAAGCAACGATTGACCGCATCAAATCTCTCGACCAGGAGATGCTGAAGAAGCTGAACCCTGGGACGGGCGAACCGGCCGGCGCCTCGGCCAAACCCCTTGCCGGCGTTTCGGCAGTATCCCTCAAGGTGAAGAAGGACAAGACGATGAACATCCTGGAGCAAATCCAGGCGGCCGAGGCTTCGAAGACCGCGAAGCTCGCCCGCATGGAAGAACTGATGAGCAAGTCGGCGGCTGCCGGCGAAACGCTCGACGCCGAAGCCTCGGAGGAGTATGACACTCTCTCCGACGAAGTGGCGAACCTCGACAAGCACATGGCCCGTCTGCAGGTGCTGAAGGCCGCCAACGAGAAGATGGCGGTCCCGGTTGCCAAGACCATCACGACCCCGGCGGCTGCCGCTGGTGCTCGCGGCGGTGTGGACGGCGGCGTGACCATCCCGGCCCAGGCCCGCATGCGGGACAGCGCCGAGAAGGGCATCCGGTTCGCTCGCTTCGTGAAGTGCCTCGGCATGGCCAAGGGCAACACGATGCAGGCGCTGGAAATCGCCAAGCAGCGGTATCAGCACGATGACCTCGTGGTCGGTGTGCTGAAGGCGGCGGTTGCTGCCGGCTCGACCGACAACTCGACCTGGGCGGGCTTCCTCGTCGGGGACGAAACCTCGGTCTTCGCCGACTTCGTCGAGTTCCTGCGTCCGATGACCATCCTTGGTCGCTTCGGCGTGGGCGGCGTGCCGGCCCTGCGGAACATCCCGTTCCGGGTGCCGCTCATCTCGCAGACCTCGGGCGGTGACGCTTACTGGGTCGGCGAGGGCAAGCCGAAGCCGCTGACCAAGTTCGACGGTGCGCGCACCACGCTCGAGCCGCTGAAGGTGGCGACTATCGCTGTGCTGACGGAAGAGGTCATCCGTGACTCCTCGCCGTCCGCCGAAGCGTGGGTCCGCGACCAGCTCGGCGCTGCCGTGGCCGCTCGCCTCGACGTCGACTTCATCGACCCGGCCAAGGCGGCTGTGTCCGGTGTGTCGCCGGCGTCCATCCTGAACCTGGCGCCGTCCGTCGTGTCCACGGGCACCGACGCCGACGCCGTTCGCCTGGATGTCCGGGCAGTGTTCCAGAAGTTCATCGACGCCAACAACCCGCCCATGTCCGGTGTGTGGGTGATGTCGGCGACGAACGCCCTGGCGCTGTCGCTCCTGCTGAACCCGCTGGGTCAGCGCGAGTTCCCCGGCATCTCGATGATGGGTGGAACGTTCGAAGGCCTGCCGGTCATCGTGTCGCAGTACATCGGCGATGTGGTGGCGCTCGTGAATGCGAGCGACATCTACCTCGGCGACGAAGGCGGCCTGGCCATCGACCTGTCCCGCGAAGCTTCGCTGCAGATGCTGGACAACCCGACCAACGACTCCGTCACCCCGACGGCCACGTCCATGGTCTCGATGTTCCAGACCAACAGCGTCGCCTTCCGCGCGGAGCGGACCATCAACTGGGCTCGCCGTCGCGCCCAGTCGGTGGCCTATCTGAGCAGCGTCGAATGGGGTGGCGCCGTCCCGGCGTCCTAACCCCTGGGACTACTCAGGGCTGACTGGGTCCCAGTCTTGAGTCGGTGAGGGTCGACAGGGTGAGCTTTCCCGCATCACTCTGTCGGCCCTTGCCATCCAAATTGCGGGAGACATCGAATGCCTGAACTTATCGCGAAGCAAAACATGCGCTATGGCACTCGTGCCTTGAAGGCTGGTGACGTATTCACGGCGAACCCCCGGGACGCCAACCTGCTCACCCGCCTCGGTCGTGCCACCGCAGCCGAAGCCCGTGGCACTGTTGCGGTGCCGCCCATCCCCGCCAAGACGGCTAAGCTCGCTGAAAAGGTCGAGCCCCAACCTCGGAATACCGCTGAGACGCTCACAGAAGCCGGCCAGCCGCCGATTGACGCAGGGGCGGGGGTTGACACCGGCGAGGGTGAAACGGCGGTCAGCCGGCTCCGCAGGGAACTCGAGGCGCTGACGGGTTTGCCCGTCGACCAGCGCTGGGGCACCCGCACCCTGAAGCGCAAGATTGAAAGGGCTCGGACGGGGCACTCTGGCTGATGCCTCGCCATCACCCTGAAACCGGCATCACGAACCTGGGCCTCGTTCCCAGGGGTATGACCTTTGCTGAGGCAATCAAGGCTTCGGCACCACAGAGGAAGTACCAGATAAACCCGTATGACGGTGGCCACCGACTAACCCTGTGTGACACCATCCGCAACTCGTGGCAGCTTGTCGACCGACTTCCCGACGGCCCCGAGAAGACCCAGCTCTATGAGAACTTTCGAGCGATGTTCGACTTCGGCAAGCGAATGGACGCGCGGATGAAAGAACTCAAGGCACTGCTTGAAAGGCAGGCTTGATGTTGAAGGTGATGACTTGGCTGTGGGCACAGCCAGGCGGGCGGGCAACTTACACTGCTCACCACGTGAACATCTGGGCCGAGATGGTAGACCGGCATCTTCGCATGCCTCACACTCTGGCCTGTGTGACCGACATGCCGGAAGGCCTGGACGGTAACATTGAAGTGGTAACTCCACCGGATGACTATCGCGACACGGTCATCCCCACTTGGCAGGCGGACAAGCCCCAGTGCTTTCGCCGCCTGTCCCTTTTTCGACCCGATGCTGCTGATATCTTCGGCCCTCGCTTTGTGTCCATGGACATGGACTGCATCATCGAGGGTGAACTGGATACCCTCTTCAATCGGCCGCACGACTTCATGATGTATCGGGGCACTCACCGCAGTCGCCCTTACAACGGCTCAATGGTCATGATGACTGCGGGTGCTCGTCCTCAGGTGTTCACTGAGTTCACGCCGCACAAGGCCATCATGGCAGGGCGCCGTTTCCTGGGTAGCGACCAAGCCTGGATAAGCCAGGTGCTCGGGTTCGGCGAAAAGACTTGGAGCGAAGCAGACGGGGTGGTCGGGTATCGCAGCGCATACCGCTCGCCCAAGCCTCCGCTGCTGACCTTCTTCTTCGGCAACCCCAAGCCGTGGGACCTGGTCGCAGAGGGCAACCCCTGGGCGGTCGAGAACTACCGACTGTCTGGCCGAGGAGGTCGAGCCCTATACCTCGGCACTGGCCAGAACCTGTGGTCCGATGTCGACGACGCCTTCCACCGCGGCCCTGTGCATGGCATCATCGCTTCGCCCGAAGCTGCTAAGCACTGGCCCCGCAAGCCGCTCGCCATTGTGCCAACCGAAAGCCAAGCCCGCCGACTTGCAATCATGCACGGCTTTGACAGCCTGGAAGTGTGTGGCCCTGACCGCTTCCAACTCGACCAAGCCGCGGCTTGAGGAGACTCGCCTTGAAACTGCCGACCCTCTTCCGAAAGAACATCTCCACCGCCCGGGTAACCGGCGAGGTCGCTCAGACGGGAGGTGGCTTGCGCCGTATCATGGAGAGCTACTCCGGCGCCTGGCAGCAGAACATCGAAATCGACGTTGCCAGCGGCCTGACCTACGCCCCGCTCTATTCCTGCGTGACTCTGATTGCGTCGGACATCTCGAAGATGGCCATTCGCCTGGTCGAGAAGAAGGAGCAGGTGTGGGTGCCGTCCCGTGACAGCGCGGCTTACTCCCCGGTGCTTCGCAAGCCGAACCGGTACCAGAACTTCAAGAAGTTCATCGAGCACTGGATTGTGCTGAAGCTCATCCACGGCAACTCGTATATCCTGAAAGAGCGCGACCAGCGCAACGTGGTGGTCGGCCTCTACCCGCTCGACCCGCTTCGTGTCAAGACATACGTCAGCCCAGACGGCACTGTGTTCTACGGCCTTCAGCGAGACAACCTCAGCGGGCTGACGCAGGAAGTCGTCTATGTGCCCTCGAGCGAAATCATCCACGACGTGATGGTGCCCCTCTATCACCCGCTCGTCGGTGTCTCGCCCATCACTGCTTGCGGTCTTGCCGCGCTTCAGGGCCTGGCCATTCAGAAGAGCAGCACCCAGTTCTTCCGCAATGGCTCGCGGCCTGGCGGTATCCTGACCGCCCCTGGGCTTATCTCTGACGAGACGGCTGCGCGGCTCAAGGAGGAATGGGAGAAGAACTACGGCGGCGACAACCAAGGCCGGGTGGCTGTCCTCGGCGACGGACTCGAGTATGCCTCCATGTCTGTCAACCCTGTGGACGCCCAACTCATCGAGCAGCTGAAGTGGACGGCTATCGACATCTGCTCCGCGTTCCACGTCCCGCCTTACAAGATTGGCCAGGGCGTGATGCCGAACTATCAGAACGCGGCAGTGCTCAACCAAATCTACTACAGCGACTGCCTGCAGACCCTTATCGAGGATGTCGAAAGGCTGCTCGACGAGGGGCTCGGCCTGGACGGCGTTACGCGAGGCGTCGAGTTCGACTTGTCTGACCTCATTCGCATGGACTTCAAGACCCACGTCGATGCGCTCACCAGCGCAGTGAAGGGGCAGCTGATGAAGACCAACGAGGCTCGCACCCGTCTCGGCCTCGAGCCGACCGACGGTGGCGATGAAATCTATGTGCAGCAGCAGTACTACCCGCTGTCTGCCCTCAAGAACCAGACGCTGCCGCCGCCTCCCGCGCCCCTGCCTGAAGAGGAAGAGCCCGAAGAGGAAGACGACGAGGTCGAAGAAGAAGAGCAGAATGAGGAAGACGACGACAGCAATGAAACCGAAGAACGGGACGCCATGAGTCAGGTGCTCAAGGCTTTCCGCTTCGAGCTCTATCGGCAATGAGGACCAGCGGAATGGACTATGAAGCCCTGGGAATGACTCTGGCCTTGATGGTCAAAGAGTACTTGCGTGCTGAAATAGGCGCGCTGGTCAATCAGGTCGAAAGCCTGCAAAGGGACTTGGCCGAACTTAGGTCGACTGCTGCGGCAATCGAACCTGTGGTCATCCCCGAAGTCACGAACGGGGAAGACGGTCGCGGTATCGAGGGCGCCGGCATCAACGACGACGGCTTCCTGGTGCTGAACTACACCGACGGCACCGAGCAGGTACTCGGCAGGGTTGTCGGCGAAAGCGCATCGGTCGACCTCGAGAAGCTTGCAGCCGAAGCGGCGAAGCTCATCCCTGTGCCAAAGCCCCTTTCTCCGCCAACGGTTGAGCAGGTCGCCGAAGCTGTGGTGACCTCGCTGCGTGCTGACACCGACTTCCTCCAGTCGCTGAAGGGTGACCCAGGGGTCGGTGTTGAGGCGGCGACCGTTCATGAAGACGGCAGCCTTTATCTGCGGATGACCGACGGCACCGAGGTTGACGTTGGCTGTGTCGTCGGCGAAGACGGCAAGGCGCCCTCTGCTGAAACGGTTGCCGAGGCGCTGAAGCAAGACGAAGCGTTTGTCAAGGCTCTTCGAGGTCAAGACGGTGCAAGCATTGTGGATGCCTACATCGACGAAGACAAGCAGCTGGCTGTCGTGCTCGCAACCGGCCACGTCAAGAAGCTCGGCCGCGTCGTCGGCAGGGACGGTGACCCTGGTGACCCCGGCCTTGGGTTCGATGACCTCGAAGTCGTGCAGGAGGGCCGCCAAGTCACCCTGTGCTTCACCCGTGGCGAAGAAGTCCGCAAGTTCGGTCTGCTGCTCAATGTCCCCGAGTATAAGCAAATCTGGCAACCCGACACGGTCTATTCCAAGGGCGACTTCGTTACCCTGGGCGGGTCCCTCTGGCACGCCAACAAGGAGACGGACCAGAAGCCGGGCAACTCCGACGACTGGACGCTTGCGGTCAAGAAGGGCCGCGACGGAAGGAACCTCTGATGGGTATCATCATCGACGAAACCGAAGCCCGTCTTTCGCTTCGACTGGCACCCGCTGGGGAGTCGCTCGAAGACGACATGGGCCTCGCCGACAAGATGGCACAGGCGGAAGCCATCTACTTCGCTTACGACGACAAGGCGCTTGAGCGCTGGGAGGTAGTCACCTCGCCCGTCACCTCGCCGCCCATGTATGACGTGCCGCAGGAAGCGAAGACCGCGGTGCTCATTCTGCTCAAGCGCCTGTGGGACAATCGCGGCGAAGACCCGCTTGGTCCCGCTCACAACTTGATGCGTCTCATCAGGGGGCACGTTGCCAAATGAAGGAGCCGCTTTCCGTCGTCTGTTTCAAGTGGCAACCGCACCCCGCTTCTCGAGTCCTGCCCTACACTGCCGCACACGTCAACCGATTGTCCGAGATGGTGTGGGCCAACCTGTCCGTCGCCCATCGCTTCTACTGCGTAACCGACGACAGCCGCGGCCTGTCATCTGACATCATCCCGATTGAACTCTGGTCAGACCACGCAGGGGTCGTCAACCCGAACGGTGCAAGGGAACCGCGCTGCTATCGTCGCCTCAAGCTTTTCTCGAAGCAAGCCGAGGCAGTATTCGGTAGCCGCGTCCTGTGGCTTGACCTCGATATGATGGTCACCCGGGACCTGGCGCCGATGCTGTCCCGCACCGAGTCTGTCGTGCTGCTGTCGACCGAGGTGCCCAACATCCCGGTCAACGGGTCAATGGTTCTGCTCACGCCTGGCGCTGAAGCCCAGGTGTGGGAAGACTTCGACCCAAACAGCAGTCCGCGCAAGGCCGCATCCGCCGGCTTCTTCGGCAGCGACCAAGGGTGGCTGGGGTATAAGCTCCCAGGGGCGGGCAAGTGGAAGGCAGGCCCTGGTGGAGATGGGGTCTACTTCTTCCACGACCACGTCCGCCGGCACGGAGCAAAAGCCCCACTGCCCGAGGATGCCCGCATCTTCAGTTTTCACGGCCGAGCCGGTAAGCCCTGGGACTCTGTTCCGCAAAGCTTCGATTGGGTCCGACAGCACTACGGGAGGTTCCATGAAGGTCAACGTATCCAGGCTTGACCGTCGCATCGACATCGAGCGCGCGACCATCGCCCAGTCGGACAGCGGCGAACCTGTGATGACCTGGGTCCCGCTGGCTATTCAGCGTGCTGCTTCTGTTGACCCGGTGCGCGGCACCGAGCGGGTGAACGCTCCGCAATGGGCAGCGCGCGAGCAGGTCGACATCTACATCCGCTTCTCGAGCCTTGTGGCCGATGTAAACCCCAAGGACCGCATCATCTACCCCGCCCGCCCCGACGGCGTTTCTCCGGTGCCTGAGCCGGGCCCTGGGCAGGTCTACGACATCATCTCGGTCGCTGAGGTGGGTCGCCGCGAATGGATTAAGATTGTGGCAAGCAGGCAGGCAGACTAATGGGCGACATTCGAGCAGCACTCCGCGAAGTCCTTCTCGGCGACGTCGTCGTCTTCAGCCTTGTGGACGGTGAGCGGGTCTACCCCGTCATCCTTCAGCAGGGGGTCAAGGAACCCTCGGTCGTTATCAACCGAGTGTCCTCGTTCGATGAGACCACGCTCGAGGGTCAGCGCAACCTGCCTCAGCTTCGCATCCAGGTCGACTCCTGGGCCAAGACGCTCGACGCGGCCAACGCCCTGTCCAAGGCTGTGCGGTCGGTGCTCGCAGGGTTCAGCGGTGAGGTGTCCTATGGCGCCGATAGCCCGCAGCAATCGGTGGCCATTCACGGCATCTTCTTCGTGACTGAGGCCGACGGCTGGGATGAACCCTCTCGGCTCTACCGCCACCGCGTCGACTACACTGTGTGGTACCGTGAAGTTTAAGACTCGCATCGAGGGTCTGCGCGAATTGCAGTCAGCCCTGCAGCAGTTGCCCAAGGCTACCAGCCGCAACGTGCTGAAGCGAACCCTGACCAGCATGGCTGACCTGTTCGTCAACGAGGCACAGCCCAGGGCACCAGAAGACACCGGCGTGCTGAAGGAGTCGGTGACCTCGAGCCAGAAGCTGACCCGTCGTCAGCGAGGGGCGTCTAACAGGGTCAAGACTGCGAACGGCTACCGCTCCGAAGCCAAGACTACGGTTGAGATGTTTGTGGGTCCGTCAGCCAAGGGTGGGCAGCGAGCTCCGCCGCCTTCCGGCGTCTTGCAGGAATTCGGCACTGCGAACCAGGCACCGCAGCCCTTCATGAGGCCGGCCTGGGACATGAAAAAGAACGATGCCTTGGAGATGGCAAAACGAGAATTGGCTGAGCAAATCGACAAAGCAGCCAAGCGCCTCGCGGCTAAGGCGCAACGTGCCGCACGACGCAGCAGCAACTAAGGAGAGACTGCAATGACCGAAGCAACGATTGGCTATCTCAGCCAGTTCTACATCGAAGACCTGAGCGTCTCGCCTCAGACTTCGCCGCCCACCCTCATCAAGCTGGTCGAAGTCAAGCGCATCGGCCTGCCGAACGACGAGTCCTACGAGCAAATCGAGGCCACCCACCTCGAGAGCCCTGACCGTCGCCGTGAGTTCGTCCGCGGGTTCCGCACGGATACCGACTACGAAGTCGAGCTCAACTATGTCCCTGGGTCGGCAACCGACCTCGCCATCCGCGCGCTCACCGGTGCAGACGACACCTACGCCGCGCGCATCGTCGAGTTCGACGGCTACACGCAAGTGGCCACTCATGACTTCGACATCAAGTCGGTCAGCTTCACCCTGGCTGACATCGAGACCGAGGTCGTCAAGACTGCAACCATGACCTTCAAGGTTGCGTCCAGCATCGTGTCCACCTACCCGTGAGCCTCGCTGACCGGACTATCCGCCTGGGCGGCCGTGACTACACCATGCGCTTCAGCGTGCGAGCCATGGCCGCCCTTCAAGACCACTGGGGTGTGAAGAGCTTCCAGGAAGTCAGCGACAAGATGAACACCTTGGACGAGCAGCTGTCGGCTGACGACCTGGTGGGCATCCTGTGGGCAGGGCTCAGAACCCACCACCGCGAGATGACCAAGGAAGCTGTCCTTGACATCCTCGACGAAGCCGAGAGCCTCGAAGCAATCCAGCGGTCTATCACCCTGGCGCTTATCGGGGCTCTGCCCGACGAAGACAGGGGGCCGGCCAATGGGGCACCCCTGGGCCCTATGAGCCCTGGACAACCGACCGAGTGATGGAGACGGCAGGCCGCCTTGGCCTGTCACCTTCTGAGGTCAACGACTACACTCTGCGCGAGTTGTCCTCCTACACCAAGGGCTTCGAGAAGCGGCAGCGAGAAGACTCGGCGAGGGTCATGTGGGGTGCATGGCTATCTGCTAACTACGCTCGCTACAAGCGAATGCCCAACATCCGCAAGGACCTCCAGGCGATTGTGCTTGGTCAGGAAACCCGGGACGTTGAGACTCGAAGCGCTATCGCTCAAATGAAAGCCGAGGCGGCCCGCAAGGGTCTGCCGCTGCCGAAGTCTAAACGAGGGAAGTAGCACATGGCCAACAGTCTTATCGGTGCTCTGCGCATCGCGCTTGGTATCGACAGCGGTGGCTTTAATGATGGCTTGTCGAAAGCTGAGATGCGGGCCAAGACCGCGTTCGGCAACATCGGCAAGGGTGCTGGGGCCCTCGGTCGTTCCCTGGGTGCGCTTGCCGTTGCGGCTGGCGCGATGTTCACTGCTGCTGCTGTGCAGGGTGCGTTGGATTATGCTGCCTCCATCGGCGAAGTCGCCGAGCAGGTTGGTGTGACCACTCGCACCCTGCAGACGTTTAGGTATGCGGGGACTCAGGTCAACCTGACTTCGGAAGAGGTTGAGAAGGGCCTGGCTCGACTCACTCGGTCAATCGGTGAGGGCAACAAGGCCTTTGCCGACCTCGGCATCCGCCTTCGCAACGAAGACGGGTCGCTTCGCAGCACCGAGGCTGTGCTCTTCGATGTCGCCGATGCCATCCAAGGTATCGACGACCCGGCCAAGCGAGCAGCGGTGGCCGTCGACATCTTCGGCAAGGCCGGCCAGAAGATGTTGCCCCTGCTGTCCCAGGGTGCCGAGGGCCTTCGCAAGTTCTACACCGAAGCCGATGCAGCCGGTGCTGTCCTCAGCGACGAGCTTATCTCGCAAGCGGACATTGCCGCTGACTCCATCTCCCGCTTCAAGCAGGTCATGCAGGTCAGCTTCGCCAAGGCCGTGTCTCAGAACGTCGGAGCTGTCGATGCACTTGCTGGTGCTCTTGGTCGAATGGTTGTCGCCGCAGCGAACGCCATCGGCTACCTTGTGGCGCTTAGGCAAGAGAACGTTCGACTGACCCAAGAGGGCGTCGGTTTCTTCGGCCGAGTGAAGCGGTTCGTCACCGGCGAGACCAACGACAACATTGCCCGCACTCGTCGCGAGCAGGAAATTCTCGCCGACCTTCAGCGGCAGCGTGCACTGATTGATGCACAGAAGGCGGGCAGCGCTGCTGCCGATGCCGCTGCTGCAGCATTGGAGAAAGCTGGCAAGGCGTCGAAGTCCGCAGGCAAGAGCGCGGCCGAAGCCAAGCCCCCTGTGGATGAACTCGGGGAGTCGCTCAAGCGGCTGATGAGCAATCTCTACCCGGTCCAGGAAACCCGGAGCCAGTTTAACGAAGACTTGGCCGTCCTCGACAAGTCGCTGAAAGCCGGCAAGATAACGGCCGACCAGTATACCGCAGCACTCGATGAGCTCAAAGCTCGACTGGCCAACGACCTGTTCGGCCAGGCCGAGGGTGTGCTCGCTGGCGCTTCTGGTGACGAGGGCAGCCTCAGCAAGGGGTTCGATGAGGCCAGCATTGGCGCGGTCACCAAGCCCGCCACTGATGCTTTCGAGGCCGCGACTCAAGAGAGCGTCAGGTTCGCCGACAGCGTGGCCGGCAGTGTCGCCTTCGCTGTGGAAGACTCAATCCTGCAATTCAAGTCTCTCGGCGATGCGGCGAAGAACTTGCTTGCTGAACTGACCCAGCTTTTCGTGAGGCAGTTCATCACCAAGCAAATCTTCGGTGCCCTCAGCAGCGCAATCGGCGGGGGCGGCTTTGCGGGCGGGTTCGCCAGCGGCGGCACTATTCCCAGGGGTCAGTGGGGTGTGGTCGGTGAGGCAGGGCCTGAGATTGTCTACGCCAAGAACTCGCCGATGAACGTCATCGCCAACAAGGACCTACCGCAGGGCGGGACGAACAACACCTTCAACGTCAACGTGAACGGCGCCATGAACGACCGAGACGCGCGGCGCACCGGCAAGATGATTGCCGCTGAAGCCGGCCGCGAACTTGACCGCTCTCGCCGCCAGGGGATTGTGGGATGACCTTCATCAACCAACGCCTTCCGACTCAAGTCGAAATCGGGGCCATCCGTCGGGACCCAGAGGACATCGAGATTGTCCGCACTGACGGCGGGTGGGAGCACCGCAACGCCAGGCAGAGCCAGAGCCTGCTCGAGTTTGAAATCGCTTACCCGATGTCCACGCGTGAAGGCTCAGTCTACACCCAGGTCCGCAACTTCTACAAGGTTGCTCGGGGTGCGCTCAACCCGTTTCGCTTCAGGGACATCTCTGACTACAAGCTCGAGGCTTCTATCATCGGCACTGGCAACGCCTCACAGACTCAGTTCCAGATAACCAAGTCCTACACTGTGGGCAGCGAGACCTTCGCCCGCAAGATAACGCGGCCCGTCAGCCCAGTGCAGGTGTTCCGCGATGGCACTCTGGTGACGTCTGGCGTTTCTGTCAACTACGACACAGGCCTCGTCACTTTCACCAGCCCTCCGGGCACAGGCGTAGTCGTGACGGTGACTGGCGAGTTCGATGTCCCTGTCCGGTTCGACGGGGTCTTCACGATGAACCAGTACTCGGCAGACCTGGACAAGATTGAAACCATTGGACTTGTAGAGGTTCGGGAAGAATGACTCGCAGTGTTGGCGGGCTTGCCTCGCATATCGCTTCAGGCCGCACGAAGTTCACTCGGTGCATGCTCATCGAGATGTTGGACGGCACGACCCTCGGCATCACGGACCACGACCGGAATGTCGAGTATGACTTGGGCGATGGCCTGCAGACTTACTACGCAGACACTGGCATCTTCCCGTCGGCCGTTCAATTCTCGGTCGGGCTCGAGGCTGACAACTTCGAGGTCTCTGGCCCACTGACTGCTCGACTGACCCGCGCTCAGGTGCTCGGTGGCCGCCTCGACATGGCCACGGTGCGCCTGTTCGATGTTCGCTGGGACAACCTCGCCCAGGGGCACGTGCCGCTGATGAAGGGCTACATCAGCGGGGCGACTGTGGAGGGCGGGGCTTTTCGCTTCGAGGTTCGCTCTGTGGCTGACCGCTACAACCAGGTCGTCGGTCGCATCATCTCGCCCTACTGCTCACACGACTTCGGGGACTCACGGTGCGGCTACAGCGTCGAGAGCGAAGCCCTGACGATTGACACGGTGACCGACCTGCTGACCCTAACAGTGACCGGCTTCGGCGGCCCTGTGCCTGCTGACCGGTACTTCAACTCCGGCCTCATTCAGTTCGACTCGGGTGACCTCGTCGGCGTTCGCTCGACTCAAATCTTCAAGTGGACGTCGGCCACCCGCCAGGTTATCCTCGAGTCGCCGCTGCCCGACTTGCCTGCACCCGGCGACAACGTGACGCTGTTCCGCGGGTGTGGCAAGACTCGGCAGGATTGCAAGGACCGAAGCAACATCCTCAACTTCGGCGGCTTCCCTGACGTCCCGGGCACGGACAAGACCCTGCGTTACCCGGTGCCGAAATGACGACCCGCCAAGACTACATCGACCAGGCGCGGCTGTGGTTGGGCACCCCGTTTCGCTGGCAAGCCGACTACCGCGGTCTCGGGTGCGACTGCAAGGGCCTCATCACCGGGGTCGCTCGCGAACTGGGGTTGCCCGAAGCCGACCACCCTCACTTCAAGAAGGCCGACTACTCACCCCGAGTTGACCCCGACTTCTTGAAGCGGGCTCTGTCTGAAACCCTCTCACCTGTGGACAACCCCCTCCCAGGGGACGTCCTGCTCCTTATCCTCGGCGGCAAGCCGCAGCATATGGGTATCATCGGCGGTTCGACCCTGATACATTGCTATGTGGGCAAGACCGTCAGTGAACATCGACTCGACTCAGCAATTCGGCTGTGGCCCATCCACAGCGCCTGGCGCTTCCGGAGTTTGACGAATGGCGATTGACCCCGTCTCGAAAGCAGTCATCACTGCCGCGCTTATAGCGACGCAGTATGCGATTGCGGCGAGCCAGAAGTTTGAAGGCCCGCGCCTGTCGGAGCTCAATGTCACGGGAGCGGACTACGGCACCGTCATCCCGAAGATGTGGGGCACCCGGCGCCTCGAGTGCACCATCTTCTTCGCTGAGGCATTGAAGGAAGTCAAGAGGCGGAACAAGACCAAAGGCGGCAAGTTCAACGAATACCAGTACTTCGGCACGTGGGCGGTCGCCATCTGCGACAACGAAATCCAGGGCGTCACTAAGATTTGGTTCGACAAGCACCTCATCTACGACAACACCGGAGCAGGGCCTCAGTTCCCGTTCACATTCAGCGAGAAGCTGAGCCAGCAGAAGCGCATTCAGAACAACATCCGCATCTACAACGGTGACTCATCGCAGCTGCCCGACCCCCGCATGGAGGCAACGGTCAACGGCGAGTTCGGTGCAGACAGCTGCCCTGCATATCGCGGCCTGTCCTACATCATGTTCGAAGAGATACCGCTCGAGAAGTTCGGCAACCGCCTGCCCCTCGTGTCGGTTGAGGTGACGGGCGGCACTGATGCCGTCTTTCCCATCGCCTTCATCCCAGGGACGGAGCGCGGTTCTTTACTGCCGTCTATGAACAGGCTTTTTGGTACTTGGCTTGACTTGGCTACTGAGACCCTGTTCGTTGCAGTTCAAAACAACTGGGCTCGCCTCGATATGGTGACTCAGAGTGTTCTCGAGTTTGGCACCCTGCCGATTGACATCAGCGTCAATCCTTGTGTCGGCGTCCAGAGCAACGGTGATTTATGGGTAGCTGACTCTATTGTCTTTCAAGAGCTCTATCACTTCTACGGGCCCAACTTCCAGTTCTACGAAACTATCGAACTGCCTAACTTGGTCAATGGCAGCGTTCAGCTCTTTGAGATTGAGGGCCAAGTGCTCGTGTGCATGTGGGGTGCAAGCCCGGTTGACCGCTGCTTAGTCTATCATGCGGGCTTGAACATTTTTGTCTACAACGAAAACACCAACTTCGTCCCTGCTTTCTTCGCTCGCCGAGGTGACCAGATTTGGGCTTTCGGTGCACATGGCGCCACGAGCACTTCGGACTTGGAGATGCTCTGTGTCTATGGTGGCCCCGTCGGCACTCAAATCACCGTGACATGGCCTGAGCCCATGGCCGTCGCCTCGCGGGTCAACATGGGCGTCATTTACTACGAGCCCGATGACACTTGGATTATTGCTGTCCGTGACTCGCTGCATGGCTACTTCTGCAAGGTTGACCCCGACACCGGCAACATCCTGCTCCAATATGAGCCATTGGAGATGGACGTCTTTGGTATATCTCCTCAGATGAACAACTATCGGGGCGGGCCCACATTCTGGACGGGGTATGAAACGTTTCAGCAGATGGAGCTCGACCTCGAGACCCTGACTCCACTACGTATCATCGACTGGCTCGACTGGAGCAATGAGACGCTCGATAACGCGCTCTACATCCCGTCCATCAATGCGCTCTTCTCACAGGGGCCGAACACCGGCAACCGCGCGATGTTCCGGTTCCTTGACCGCATCGCGCCGCAGGGCACCACGCTTCGGACTATCTGTGAGGACATTGCCGAGGCGGTCAATGCCGAAGCTGACTCCGACTATACCGCGTTCACGCAGCCGATAAAGGGGTTCAGCACGACCCAGGGGCCGGCGAAGAGTACCCTCGAGCCGCTCATCACCCTGCACGACGCTGACATCCGGCCCCATAACTTCGGCCTCCAGGGTGTGGTGAGGGGTTCGGCGGCTGGTACTTCAGTGCCTACCCGTCGACTAGTTGTTGAGGGTGAAAGCCGATACAAGGTTGAGCGCGCGAGCGAGACCGACCTGCCACAGCGTGTGGATGTCACCTTCGCAGACACGATGAATGACCAGCAGCCCAACACTGCGACGGCCATCCGTAGGCAGGCTGACAGCCAGCGGACTGCGAACGTCAACGCTGACAACTATGCCGAAGACCCGGACACCGCCATCCAGTTGGTTGAGCGGTACATCCGTCGTCGGTGGTATGAGCAGGAGGCCTATGACTTCTCGCTGCCTCGCACTTACATCGCTTTCGAGCCTGCGGACGTCATCACCCTTCAACTCGACGACCTCGAGCGGACCATCCGTATCGAGACCATGCAGGTCGGTGCCAACGGCATCCTGAGCTTCAGGGCAACCCGTGATGCGCCGTCGCTTGCCCTTCTGTCGGGCAACAGCGGCGCTTCTGCTGAGGGTCAGACGCCGGACACCATTGCCGTCTTCGCACCCTCTCAGCTTGTGCTCGCTGATGTGCCGCTCGTGCAGGATATCGACGACACCACGACTCCGTTCCTCTACTTCGGGTTGGGCCCGATGGGTGCGGGCTCCTGGCCTGGTGCTGACATCTGGCAAGCGGACATCAACGTGCCTGAAGACTTCAACCCCGGCTGGGCCGCTGCAAGTTCTGACCAAGCGGCAACTATCGGGTTCACCCAGGGGTCTCTCGGCGACGCGGTGCCCGAGGTGTTCGACTACGGCAACACTGTGCAGGTTGTGCTGTGGAGTGGGTCGCTTGAGTCGGTCACCCAGCAAGAGCTGCTCGAAGACGACATGCTCAACCTTGCCATCATCGGCTCGGAGATTGTGCAGTTCCGCACTGCTTCACTTCAGGGCGATGGCAGCTATATCCTGTCCGGCTTCCTTCGCGGTCGGCGGGGCACCGAAGCTTCGGCAGTCAATCACCTGCCGGGCGACACGTTTATGCTGGTCGACTCGTCGATGCTTCGGCGGTCCATGGGCGCGGGTGAACTCGGGGACACCGATTACTACCGCGGGGTCACCAGCGGCCGAAGCTTTGACGGTGCACTGACCCGCTCGGTCTCGTTCACGGGTGCAGCCAACAAGCCATACAGCCCGGCCCAGGTCACCTTGCTCCGCGACACTGTGAGCGAGGACTGGGACATCGAATGGGTCCGCCGGACTCGCATCGGCGGCAACAACATCAACGGTTCTGACGTGCCCCTGGGTGAGTCCAGCGAGTCGTATGAAGTCGACATCATGAACGGCTCGACGGTTGTCCGCACCCTGACGTCGACCAGCCCGTCCGTCACCTATACGCAGGCGCAGCAGGTCACCGACTTCGGCTCTGCTCAAACGTCCCTGACTGTGAGAGTGTATCAGATGTCCTCGGTGGTCGGCCGGGGCTTCGCAACCGAGAAGGCAGCGTGAGGAAACTATGACACTTCCCATCACCGGAGGCCCTGAGTGGGCAGCAGCACAGTCGACCCCGTGGTTCACGGTTAACGAAGCGCTTCGGTACCTCGACGCCTTCGCTGTCAAGTCCACCATCCAGGACCGCGACCTCACCGCGCCTCCCGGCACCTGTGCTGACGGTGCTCGGTACCTTATCGCCGCTTCACCGACCGGCCTGTGGGCAGGGCAGGCGGGCAAACTGGCGATTGCTCTGGGGGTCAACGCGACCAACGGCTGGCTGTTCGTCACCGTCGCGGTGGAGGGCACCGAGCTGTGGGTTCGCGATGAGGACATCCTTATTCGGTATGACGGTTCTGCTTGGGTTGAAGCCTCTTCTGGAGGCGGTGGAAGCAGTCCTAAATCTCTTATGTTGAACACCCGGTATCTCAGGCTGTTCATCGAGAATACATCAGATCCCAACTTTTGCTCAATTTCTGAAATCTACTTCAGAGATGACGCAGGTTCCCTCATTGCCGGAGGAACAGCCTCGGCCTCAAGTCAATTTTCCGGAACCTATTCGGCTAATAAAGCTCGAGACGGAAATACGGCTACCTGGTGGGGGACTGTTTCTGGAAGTAACGACCCCTGCTGGTGGGCGATTGATTTCGGGTCGTCAAAATTCGTTTCTGAAATCGAACTCATGCCCGTATCCGGTTCGCCCACCCACATGCCGACGGCTGTGGTGCTCCAAACTTCGTCAGATGGAGCTAAGTGGTACAATGTACAACGCTGGGTGCCAGCTGCGTGGTCTAGCGGAGTGTCCCAGGGTTTCGAAGTAGCCGCGTTCACCAGAGCGTATCGCTTCGGTGGGTTTTTTACCACTACGCCTACGGCCAGCGAGGTGTTGTTGATACACGCGCTTCCTGCTAATGTCACGTTCCCTGATAACTTTGCCGGATCCGTCGGCCACATCGAAACCAACCCTACGTCAAGCTTTGTGATGAACGTTCAAGTCAACGGTTCAAGCGTTGGAACTATCACCGTTTCCACCGGCGGCGCGTTCACCTTCAACACCGCTGGTGGAGCTGTATCCTTGGTTGTAGGTGACAGATTGAAGATCGTAGCTCCTGCGACTCCTGACGCAACCGCGGCCCTAGCAAGCTTCACTCTGGTTGGCGAGGTTCAGTAAGATTGCCGCATTGCTTAGCATTGACCCGACCCCTCCTGCTTCAGGTCGGAGACGGCTCATCCTCATCAACTGACGGAGAAAACCATGAACAATGATGACCGTCAGAAGATGGCGGATATATCTGCGCAGTATAAGGTCATCCACGACCTGCTCAACCAAGTACTTCAAAACCAAACGGACATGTCCACCCAGCTAAACGACCTGAAGCCGCTCAAGGACAAGTTTAAGGAGTTGGAGGGTGACACGAAAGAACTCGTCGAAGCCTGGCAGGCAGCCGGTGTGATGTTGGGGGTCGTCAAATGGGCGGCCGGCATCGGCACTGCCTTGCTGACTTTTGCGGGCAGTGTGTGGGTATTCCTCGAGAAGGTCATGCCGCATCTTCGGACCCCACCTCAGTAAAGGAGAACACCAATGTCGAACATGAAGGAGTGGTTGAATATGCGAGCACAAGAACCGTCGACCTGGGCAGGGCTCGCAATCATCGGGGTGTGTGGCACCCTGTTCCTGGTTGCCGCCCTTCACCTCGGTGGTACCTGGGCCGACTATCGAGAGGTGATGCTGTTCCTACTCGGGGGCGTTGCCGTCGGCGGGGGCCTGGTTGCCTCGAAGAAGGAACCGCCGAAGGGCGACGAATAAATCAGGACGCCTTAGAAGCGCATCAGCCGGGTGAATTGAAATGCTGTAGGTACATACCCTACGCTCTCGCTTTCCTAGCTGATGCGCTTCTATGCGAATTCTTGGGAGCATCGAATGCACTATGTATCGCTGATGCAGCGCAATCTAGTGGTCAACGGGTTCGACCCCGGGCCCATTGACGGCAAGTGGGGCGTTCGCACCTGGACTGCCCTCCTGCGCTACTGTGGGTGCCGGCCTGAGCGCGCCCTTGTGCTGGCTCCTCACCTGCGAGACCTCATGCCCTCGAGTGGCATTCTCGATAACGAGCACCGCCTTGTGGAGTGGCTCGGCGAAATCGGCCACGAGAGCAGCGGCTTCAACGCCGACGTCGAGGTGTGGGGCCCGACCCGCGCACAGCGGGCCTATGAAGGCAGCGAGACCCTGGGAAACAATCAGCCTGGGGATGGGTTCAAGTATCGGGGCAGGGGGCTCATCCAGCTGACCGGCCGGTGGAACTACGGGCACTACGGCAAGCTGGTTGACCTGCCGCTCGAGGCGTTCCCTGAGATGCTCGAGCAGCCTCGCCACTCAGTCCGCATCGCCATCGCCTACTGGACACACCGGCGGACGCGTGACGGGCTGAACCTGAACCAGCTGGCCGACAGAGGGATGACCACGGCCATCTCCGCGGCCATCAATGGCATCAACAAGAGAACAGGGGTGCCGAACGGTATCACTGACCGGCGAGCGCGTAAGGCCCGAGCGCGTCGCTTGTTCCGTTAGTCGGGCAGAGGAGAGGCAATATGAGAAGCATGATGTTCGCAGTCGGGGCGCTGCTCGCGCTGACCGCCTGCACGACCACCCAAATCGGCCAGACCTGTGAGAAGGCACCCGGCATTCGCCAGGCCGCCCTCACCACCATCGCCGCAATCGACGCCACTTGCCCGATGGGCGCTGAGACTCCCGACACGGAGAAGTACTGTGCGACGGCGATGCTCATCCGCAACGCGGCTCTGCTCACCCTGGGACAGGTCAATGCGGCTTGCCCGATGGTGCCGATGAGCGCCGAGCAGGTGACGGTGTTCCGCCAGGCCGACGCGGCGACCGAAGCACAGGCCGAGGGGACGCTGCCTCTGCCGCCGGCCGAGCTGGTGCCCGAGGAGCTGCGCTGGTAGTACTCGCGCGCCTCGCCTTCGCCACATACCAGGAAGCCCGGGTAGCTCTCGCTGCCCGGGCTTTTTGGTATGTCAGGTCCGACCCTGAATGATGTCGAAGATGCGAACCCCGATGGTGATGCCGACGATCAAGCCGATGGCAATCCCGACGAGGCCCCCTACCCCGAAGCCGATGATGAAGCCCATCCCTTCCTCCTCGCAGCGACGCCCACGGCACCGAAGCCGATGAGCAGGGTTGCCCAGGTCGCGGGCTCGGGGATGGCAGGGGGCGACACGGTGCCCCCGCCACCGCCGTCGATGACAAAGCCCCCGGGCGGGAAGTACCCCGGCCAGAAGGCGACCCACACCGGCGAGGCGAGGGGTTCGACTTGTGGCACAGGGTAGAGCGCGAGCTCAGGCAAGAACGGGGGGCCCAGGGGTCCTTGCATCGGCGAGGGCTGAGCAGGCGGCCAGTGTGTGGGCGAGGGTTCCCCGATGTCCCACCCCAACCGAGTCACCTCGGCGGGGATGGGCGGGGCCGTCACTCCCCCGGCAGGACTCGCAGCGGCTCGACCTGGATGGGCCGGCCCGTGTCATCGCAGTAGACGGTGGTGGTCTGATTGACCTGGCGGCTGTCGCCCAACACGTTCAGCCCCAGCAGCAACCCGACGGCCAGTCCCAGGGTCAGGCTGATGCCCGCCGTGAGGAGGTGACCCTGCCGGGCATTCGACTCTTGATGTTCAGCCATGTCGGTGTTCCTCAGAAGAGGGCTTTGAAAACTTCACCAGCAATGAGCAAGCCCCTCAGCTCATTGGCGATGAGGAAGGCAATGCCCACCCGCTTGGGGGTGCACCACGGGTAACGGTGCTGGGCCCAGGTCAAGGTAAGAATTGCGGTATCCATGTTAACTACATATCTGGGGTCGATGTGTAACTCAATGATAAATCGTGGTGCCAGGAACGCATTAGAAGCCGGCTGGCCGCCGATAGGTCGAGCGCTGGGGGTGCACCCCTGGGACACACATGAAGAACCCCCTGCCGGTTAGGACAGGGGGCTCAGGGGGGAGGAGGGGTTGAGGTTCAGGCGGCCTTGGCAGCCTTGCGGAGCTTGGCGCGCAGCACCTTGGCGGCCTTGCGGTCGAGCCCTTCGGTTTCAGCCCAGCGGCGACGCTCGCGGCGGTCGGCCTTGGTCGCCTTCGCCTTGCGGGCCTTGGCGGGTGCCTTCACGACGGCGGTCGCGGCGGAAGCTTCGAAGCCCAGGACGTGGTTGATGAGTTCCTGGCGCGAAGCCTTCCAGGCCTTCAGCGGGGTGCGACCCAGCGCCACGCGGGCAGCGTTCAGGCGGACGAGCAGGTCGGCGGTGCGAGCGTTGTAGATGTCGGTCATGTTCAGGTCCTTTCAGTGTGTGCCTCGGGAACAGCCCCTTGGCGATGACCCATACATAAGAAGACAGCCACAGAGTCTCAAGGAGAAACTCGTGGCTGTCTGAAGTTTTTTCTTAGGAGCCGACCTCGGTGACCTTCACCTCGAAGAATTGCCATTGGCCTCGGTCGTTCATGACCTTGACGGCGACCCCGTCCCAGGCAGGGCTTTCGCCTAGCAGGGTCGGGTCGCCGACCTCGAAGTCATCGAATGCCTCGAGCCCCACTTCGAGGGCGTTCAGCAGGTCGCGGGATGTGAGCGGCATGGGGGTCCTTTCGGCAGAGGTGGGGCGACCCGGTGAGGGCCGCCCCTGGGATGGGTCAGGCGACCAGGTCGAACAGCTTGCCGGCCTCGCGTTCGACTTCGACCCGCTTGTCGGCGAAGGCGATGTCCCGGGCGTAGGCGGTGATGCCGGTGATGGCATCCCAGACCGTTTCAATCGGGCGACCCTCGTCGGCCTGGTGGGCGAGCAGGATGGCTTCGGCCTGTGCCTTGGTGAAGCGGCGACCCAGGAAGTCGGACACGTCGTCGAGCACGGTCGCCTGAGCGATACGCAGGCGGTCTTCGACGGGCTTGGCCGAGGATTTCGAGTAGTCGGCGACCATCGGCATCACCTCGTCGAACCAGCGGCTGGGTGCGCCCGAGGTGTGACGCAGGCGGACTTCCTTGTATTCCGTCGCACCCCAGACGATGCGGTTGGAGCAGACGTAGTCGAAGAGGAAGGTGGCGATGCCGACGGAGGCAGACCCGACTTCGCTGTTCCAAACGAAGAAGCCCCGAGAGAGCGACCCTGCCTGGCCGTTGCGGCGGTTGGGCACCTCGATGCGGTTGTTCTCGTCGGCGAGGAAGACGAACATGTCACGGTCGCCGGCATAGAGGGTGGTGTTCTGCTTGGTCACAGGCACCGCCTTGCCGAACTCCCCTGGGATGCGGAAGTCGCCGTCAAGGCCGTTGCCGAAGCGGTCGCGGATTGCCTTCGCCACGTCGGCGTTCCAGATGCGGCCATAGGACGGGCCGGTCACAGCACCCAGCGAGGGGGTTGGTTGATTGCGGAGCAGGATGCCGAGCTCGGCTTCGTCGGTGGCGGCGAGACCGTGGTTGATGCACTCGGCGGCGAGGGGCGCCGGCAGGTCACGCAGGTAGGCGGCAGGAGCGCCTGCGGTGCGGCACAGCTGCCCGAACGACCAGTGAGTGAAGTCGACCGAGTGGCCGGACGGGCCCTGCAGCTTCAGCGCTTCGTCGCTTTCGGCGACTGCGCGGATTTGGGTGGGCTTCAGCACACGTTGGGCAGAGGTGTTGCGGATGTGGCGGGTGTGAGCCACGAGGTCATCGAGCGAAGTGAAGCGCTCGTCGGAAGGGCGGGTGGCCCATTGGCGGGAAGCTTTGTAGATGGTAGCCATGTTCAGGTCCTTTCAGTGTGTCTCGAGGAATTCGGGACAGGTCACTCACTAATGCGAGTGCCTGCCCCTGTCAATGAAGAAAATTAGAAGTTGGCTTCGCCTTCGTCAGCCATCTTCGGGGCGGTGCCCTTCACGAGCGAAGCGACGCGGTCGCGGTGCTCGTTCGACCAGGTCCACTTGCGGTCGCCGGCGAACGGCGGCAGGTCCTTGCCCCGCAGCTTTGCGCGGACCACCTTGGGGTCGCGGTCGAGGTCGCGGGCCAGGTCGGCGACTGTGAAGGTATCGCTGGCAGGGGCGGCGGGCTTGTCGGCCTTCTTCGCCTTCCCCTGGGCCTTGCCCTTGGCGGGCTTGTCGACCGTCGCCTGGAGCTTGGTGATTGCCTCGAGCAATTCTTCAGGGGTGCCCGTCCAGGTGGGCAGGGGTTCAAGACCGAGCTTTTGCCTGAGCGCGTTGTAGCGGGTCAGGACGGCGGTCTTCGCGGCGGTGGGTTCGGTAGTCATCGGTGTGGGTCCTTTCAGTCAGTAGTCACCCGACCTGCGTAAGAGGACGGGCCGGGTGACTCAAGGTGTTATTCCTCGTCGAAGCAGTCGAGGTATTCGACATCAAACGAGGAGTTCAGGGCTTCGCAGAAGAAGAACAGGGTGTCGTCATCATCGGAGCCAATTTCGGCCTCGTAGAGGTGGCCGTCGATGAGCACGGTGTAGGTCTCAGTTTCCTCGTCGAAGTGGAGGCTGGTCACCAGGGAGCCGGTGAACATTTGAGCGATGCGGGCGAGAAGCTTTTCCATGTTGGGCCTTTCAGTTGGTGTTGTCGATACACCTTGTCTAAGGCAGGTCGCCTAGCGACTCAAGGCATATCTCTGCGGGTCAACGAGTTTCAGGCGCGACCCATTGCACGGCGGGCAGCGGCCCGTTGGCGCTTCGCTTCGCGGCGGGCTTCGGCGCGGTAGGCATCGCCCTCAGCACCGGGCTTCGCCATGTCGGCTTCGTGGTCGGCGACGGCCTGGTAGGCGGCGGCGCGGAGGGCGGCGAGTTCGGGGTTGATGGTCACAGGTAGGTCCTTTCAGTTGGTGTTTGTCGATACACCTTGTCTAGGCCATGTCGCCCCTGGGTGCAAGGCAATCTCATAGAAAAAGGCCCCCGGCAACGAGTTGCTGCCGGGGGCTCGAGTGGCGCTGGTAGGTCGCAGCGAACGGGTAGGGTCAGGCGGCCTTCTTCGCCTTGGCGGTCTTCGCAGGCGCCTTGGCAGGGGTGGCCTTCTCGGCCTTCGCCGGCTTGGCGGCCTTGGCGGGCTTCTCGGCCGGCTCGGCCTTCAGCTGCTTGACCACGGCATCGAAGTCGGCCTTGGTCGCCCAGCCATACTTCTTGCCGGCCTTGGCGACCTTCGCGGTCCGCAGGCGGGCGCGCACCAGGTGCGGCTCGGTGCCCAGGGCTTCGGCGAGGGCGGGGATGCCATACTTCAGGTCTTCGGTCGTGTCGGTGTTCTTCGCCATGTCACAGTCTCCTTCTCTTCAGGCGGTCAAGTGTCGCGGATGACAATGCCTGTTTTCTGCTTACAGAGGTCCACTTATCCTCGTCAACAGTATTTCTGGCTATCAGGTAAAAAAATCTCATCGACCGTGTCTGCCCCCTGCGCTCGAGCCTCGCCTTAGCCTGGTCAAAATCAATCCAACTATGCGAGAAGGAGTAGAAGACCGCATCGGCGGCCACCTGCAAGTCAATGCCAACCCCTCCAGTTTTGGATTGGATAATCAGGGCATCCAATTGCCCGGCCTGGAAGGCTCGAATGAGGCTCGGCCTGTTTGCCTTCTTCACCTTGCCGCTCAGGGTCTCGCACCTCAGGCCCTGGGACTCGAGGCACAGCCGTATGACCTCGAGCTCTTGGCGATATAGGGCGAACACCACGAACGGCTTCCGCAGTCGAGGCACGAGCAGGGCCAGCTGTCGCACCTTGCCCTTCCCCACTGTGTGGACCTCGCCGTCCTCGTCGATGAGGAACCCGCCGGGCACCTGGGCGAGCTTGCTGTCCTTCACAATCGCCAGCGCCGCCATCAGTGTTTCGCCGTCGGGCAGTGTGGCAAGGCTGGTCGACTCTAGCTGCTCATATAGGCAGCGCTGGTTGCCGAGCAGGTCGAACAGCACAGGGATGTCCCGGGAGGGCGGCAGGTTCAGCACTTCCTTGGTGATGCGGAGGCAGTGCTTCTTCAGTCGCCGGGTGAACTCTGCTGACTTGTCGGGTCGCAGCTTTGCCTTGTTCTTCTGGATGCGTAGGGCGAGCATGGCCCTTTTCCACGCCATCGTGCCCGGCTTGTATTTCTTGGGGTCCACCGTCGGCTGCGTGAGAAACTCAAGGTCAAAGTCCTTCCATACTGTGCCGAACTCGTCGGGCTCGATAAACCTCATCTGTGCCCACAAGTCGCTGGGGTCTGCATCCATCGGTGTGCCCGACAAGGCGATGCGGCGCTTGGCCGTCGCCAGCTTCGCTATCGAGGTCGACTGCTCAGAGCTGCGCGCCTTGATTGACTGGCTCTCGTCGACCGTCACCAGGTCCCAGGGGTGCTTGGCCACCTTGTCGATGAGCCCGCGCTTGCGACCCCTTGCACCCTGCCGGCGACGCCTGAGCGCCTCGATGTGCAGCAGGAGCAGGCGGGGTTGAGGGGCGGCCTTGAACGCTTCCCAGTCGAGGCACACATTCCAGTCGGGCAACCACTGTGTGAACGCGTCCTGCCAGCTGGTCTCTTTGTTGGCCAGGCGAACGACGAACAGCGCGTCTCTAGCGCTTCGGTCCTGGTCGAGTAGTCCCAGGGGTACCCATGTCTTTCCGACCCCTTGCTCGAGGAAGAGCCCTGCCCCGCTCCTCTTTAGGGCGAAGTCGACGGCTTGCCTTTGTTCCGGCGAGAGCGCGTTCCACAAGCTCGATTGCCTCTTCGGCGGTCTCGATGACTTCTGCAGTCGCGCCATTGTTTCGGTATTCCTCGAGCTGTGCGAGTTGGATGTCGGTGGGTTCGCCGGTGGGTTCCTTGACCTCGAAGCCGAAGAACCGACCCTGCACGCACCCAATGAGGTCAGGGAGGCCGCTCTCCTGGAACGGCCCCCCATGTACCTTAACCCATTTGCCGCCGACAGCCTTCTTCAGCGCCTTGCGAATGCGCAGCTGGCGGCGGCTCTCGGGCTTCTTAGCCACGAGCCTTGCGGGCCTCGCGACGAGCCTTCCGCTTGGCGGCGGGCGAGTCGTCTTCCTCTTCTTCCTCGTCCTCCTCGTCGGAGTCGGGCTCGGCGATGAGGTCGGCTTCCTCGAGCAGATCAATGACGGCTGCGCGCATCTTGCGGACGGTCGAGTAGTCGTCCGGGTCGAAGTCGAGGCCGGCTTGCTCGGCGAGGTCGGCGAGTTCATCTTCGTCCATCGCCTGCACCGCCTCGGCGGTCACCGGCTCGAACTTGGACTTGCCCTTCTTGGCCTTCGCCTTGGCCTTCGGTGCGGGCTCCTCGTCTTCCTCATCTTCTTCATCGTCCTCGGGTTCGGCCTTCTTCTTGCTGGCCTTGCCCTTGGTCTTCTTCGGGGCTTCTTCTTCCTCCTCGTCTTCTTCGGCTTCCTCGGCGTCCTCGAGCGAGGTCACCTCGGCGATGCGGCTGCGGACTTCGCCCTGATAGTCCTCGTGGATGACCGAGCCCATGAGCTCAGCGCCGACGAGTTCGTTGAGGTCGACGTCCATCGGACCGTCGGGGACTTCGAAGCCGAGCGCCTCGAGCACCATGCGGAACTTCCACAGGGACTCGGCGCCCAGGGTGCAGTACATCCACTGCTGGCGACCCTTGTAAGGGCCAGCCTCGGAAACGGCGAAGGTCAGCTTGACCATGTCGTTCCCTGCCTGGCTGGTCTCGCGGGTCGCCTCCTTCACCTCGAAGCGATAGTCGCCTTCCGGGATTGCGCCCCTGCCGCCGCTCTCGACGCCGGTAAAGTCGACCGAGACGACGGACTTGGAAGCGGCCCCTCTGCGTGTGCGTGCCATGTGTTCTTCACTCCTCACTGGATAAGGTCGACGATGGTCTCATAGTCCGGGTCCACAACGAACTCGGGCAGTTCCGTCGACTTGGGTTTGCGCAGCTTCGTTACGAAAGTCGGATTGGGTCCGACACGCAGGCAATACTGCACACGCTGCACAGTGCGCTTCTTGCCTGTCTTGGGGTCGGTCACCACCTTGTCCTTTGCGCGGATAAGGGTGTGGCCGATGACGCTCACCATTGCGTTGAGCGCCGCGGCGACACTGGGCGACAGCCTCGGACCCACTTCAGGGGCGATGGCTTGGTCGTCCGTGTCGTCTTCTCGATTGACCCGGTCTTGGGCGATGAACACGACTTCGATGCCGTGGTCCCGGGCGAGGTCCCGGAAGTTCATCAGCCAGGTCTTCAGGTAACTGGCGACATCGCCCCAGTCCTGCTTGGTCATGGTGCCCCAGTCACCGGCTCGGTCAGAGTTGCGGTTCTTGCGGGCGGCCACCTCGGACACGACCAGCTGCTGCAGCTGGGAGACTGTGTCAATGGTGACGGTCTTGTAGCGCTTCGGGTTGGCGAGGAGGTACATGTAGGCCTCCTCCATGTCGCTGGTGGCGTTGACGTGCATGACGTCGATGTCGCCGCCGTCGGAGATGCTGTCGGTGCCCTCGTCCTTCACGTCGAGCAGGAGATGCGGTTGCGGGAAGGTGCCGGCCAGGGTGGTCTTGCCTGTGCCGCTTCGACCGTAGAGCACCCAGGACCGGGCGTTCTGGATGTCGCCCACCTTGGTCGTCTTCAGTTCCGCTGGCGCCTCGCGCTTCTTAGTCGCCGTCGCTTTCGGCGCGGCTGACAGAGTCCTCTTCATCGGCTTTCTCAATGTACTGCCTTTCCTTGACGAATTCAACATCACTGCCTTGCAGTTCGGCCCTGCACAGCGGTTCGTAGTCACACCAGCTGCAGTGCCGGCCGATGGTCTTCTCCTTGCGGTGCCCCTCATGCACGATGTCACGGGCGGTCACCATAAAGTCCTGCCAGACGTTGTCAACCACCATCCTGGGCACCGGCATGAATACGCGGCGAAAGTAGTCCTCCCGTTTCGCGCCTGATACCTCGATGAGCTTCTGGAGCTCAGGGGTCATGTCGTAGCCGTTGCGTTCGGCAAACTCCCGCACCTTCGCCGGCAGGGTCAACGACTTCTGTGCCAGCGACCATTTGCCCCCGTCAGTCATCTTCGGGTCAGGCGCCGGCTTGGAGTGAATGTAGTTCCACATGATGCCGTCGATGCGGCCGAACCATCCCAGGGTCTGAGCGACGTGGATGTAGACTGACCCCTGCACGTTCCTCCACCGTTCGTCGTCGTTCGGTGCCCGGGTGAACGTCTTGTGCTCGCCCAGCCAGCGGAGACTCTTCGCCTTGCCCACTGTGTCGATGACGCCCACCACCATGAACTCACCCATGTCGAGGTCGAAGCGGAACTCGGCCGCCTGGCCCTTATACCTCGAGAACAGGAACGAGTCATCGGGCCAGTAGTCGAAGTAGTCGGTCATGATGATGCGGATGTCGTTGAGGATGTCGCCATACATCTCGCGCTCGGCCTCGAAGACCTTGAGCTGCTTCAGGTCGAAGTTGTCCAGCACGAAAGCGACCGGTTCGTCCTCGCCGTTCGCATGCGCCTCGATGATACTGTGGACGATGCGACCGAATTGGAACGGCCGCTTGACCTTCTTCGAGGTGATGCGCTCAACGTACCTGAAGTAGTGCTGCTGCTTGCACAGCCGATACGACTTCACTCGGGACTGTGAGACTTTGACTTTACCCACTTGTCCAGACTTATTCCTGCGCCCCATGGCCCTACCTTTGCGTCTGCTTCGATTGGAACTGACAGTTCGATGCCGAGCGGCTCAAACAGCTTCGGCTTACGGAGTATTTCCTGGAGACGAAGGGTGACCTCTTCGACCCAAGGGTCACGAACCCTGAGCAGGCAGGCGTCGTGGACGGTGCCGCACAGTCGGACGATGTTGCGGCCATACTCTTGCCGAAGCTGAATGGCCCCCATGAGGTTTATCTCGTTGGCGAACGACTGGACAGGGCTGTTGATTGCCTGGCGCAGTGCTTCCGCGCGCTCGGGGGTGTCCCTGCTGCTCAGGGCTGCCGGTAGGCGGCGTTTACGACCGCTCAGGGAGCGGACAAAGCCGTTCATCATAGCGAACCTGCGCTGGCGCTTGTGCCAGTCCTCGAGCTCGCTGTATAGGTCGAAGAACGCGATGCGAGACTCCCTCGCCTGTTGGTCGGTCAGGTGGACGCCGTAGTTGTCGCGAGCGTAGAGCTTGAACTTCTTCCACCACATGCCGAACAGGTAGCCGAAGTTGGTAGCCTTCGCCTTCTTCCTCAACTCCTTCCACTCCTCGAAGAGGTCGGCCGCCGTGTCGGGCCCCATCTTCAGCAGAATGTCGATTGCCTCGGCATAGCTGTGCTTCTTGCCTGTGTGAGCCTTCGCCGTCTTGGTCACCAGGTCGGCCATGCCCCCACCGCGGGCGATTTCACGCAGGGCGGTGAGCCAGTGCACGTCCTCGCCGTTGGTGTATGCCGCCATGAGTGTCGGGTCGCGCGACATCTCAGCCGCAACCCTCAACTCGATTTGCGAGAGGTCGACTTCGACCAAAGTCCACCCAGGGGGGGCCGTGATGAGGGTGCGGATGCGCTTGTCGCGCGGGACCTGTTGCAGGTTGGGGTGCTCACAGCTCAGGCGACCGGTGACGGTGCCGTGAAGCTTGAACGTCGGGTGGATGTAGCTGTCAACGATGAACGGCTTCCAGCCCTCGATGAACGTGGCGAGCTGCTTGTCGGCCGCGCGATACTTGAGCAGGAGGGCAGCGGCAGGGTGGTCGAGGCGCAGCAGCACAGACTCGGAGGTTGAGGCTTTGCCTGTGCCCGTCTTGTCGAGCGGGTCGAGCCCCAGCGTTTCGAAGAAGAACTTGGCCACCTGCACCGGTGAGCCCCAGTTGACGCCAGGCGCCATCGCATCGAGCTGTGTCTTGGCTTCGGCGAGTTGTTCCCGTAGGTACTTCTCGGCTTCGTGCATCTTGCCCATGTCGATGTAGATGCCGTCATATTCGACTTCGACGAACAGGTTGGCACAGGGCATGAGCACGTGTTGGAACACCAGGGCGACCTGCTTGTCCTTTGCCAGGTCGCGGTCGTAGATTTCGACCTTGAGACGCCGGGTGTAGTAGACGTCGTGGGCGGCATACTTGGCGTTGCGTTCGGACCAGGTGGTCTTGGTCTTGAGGTCGACGTCCCAGTCAGGTGCAGCGAAGAACCGCTGGGCCAGTTCCTTCAAGCCGTGGCGCCTGTTTTCGTCGAGGATGTAGTCGGCAAGCATTGTGTCGAAGTCAATGCGAACTTTCATCCCATACTTGACTCGAAGCCAGAGGGCGTCGAACTTGCCATTGTGGAAGATGTTGAACGTGTCGGCCAGCTTGTCGGCGAGTACGTCGAGCCATCGGTTGAGCCGCTTGATGGGTATGACCCCCGCGCCATGCAGGGGCAAAATCCACTGCCGCTCAGCCGTGCCGAACTGAATGCTGATGATGTCGCCGTCCCAGGGGTAGAGGCAGGTGGTCTCGAGGTCGATAGCAACCTCGCCCTCTAGGTCGTCAATCAACGCATCGAAGTCGTCCTGGGTGTAGACGATGCGGAAGTCGAGTTCCTTGACCTCGGGAATGCCGCCGAACGCGATGATGTCAGCAAAGAGGTTGAGGTCGGCCTGGAAGGTGGGCAACTGTCGCTCGTCGTAGTCAACGTACTTCGGGTGCCAGGTCGGCAGGTAGATGATGCCGTCCTGCTCAAACGGCTTGCCCCGCTTGCGACTGATACCGACTTCGCCAGTGACTGACTGCAGCGGCACATTGCCGAGGAGCAGGACGTATCGGGGTGCCACTCGGTTGACCTGATACTTCACCCACTTGCTGCAGGCCTTGACCGCAGTCTTGGACAGCTTGGTCGTCGCTGGCACCTCGCAAGCGATGGCCGATGCGATGAACGCTTCGGTGCTGTCGAGGAAAGGCTGGAGTAGGTGGTGCGAGTAGTCACCCGGTTGCTCTGTGAGCACCATCACTTCGCTACCACGTTCGCCCCTGCCGAGCACGCAAACCTTGGTTGCATTGTCGCTCAGTTTGCAGAGTCGGCAGTTTGGGTCAGCCTTCATTGAGCAGTTCATCCCGTTCGATGTCGATGACGTATCCGCAGGGGAGCACCTGGAATACTTGGATACCTGCCGAGATGAGCGATGTCAATGCCGTCGTGTCTCGATAGGCGGTCCCGAACATAACGGCTTTCAGCCCCGCCTGGTGCACAGCTTCGCAGCAGTCGCGGCAGGGCGAGTGAGTGACGTAGAGCGTGCACTCACCCAGGGGTACCCGTTGCCGCCTCGCAAACTCGATTGCATTGGCTTCGGCATGCACGGTGACGCACAGGCCCGGGATGCGTGGGCACTGTCGCTCGTGGCAGTGGGGCTCGCCGGACGGTGCACCGTTCCACCCCATGGAGACGATGCGGCCCTTGTAGACGATGACGGCCCCTACGTTGAGGCGGGCACAGGTCGAGCGCTTGGCCGCGACGTGTGCAATCTCCATGAACATCTGGTTGCGCGATATTCTCACAGCTGCCTCAAGTCGTTGATGAAACAATGCAAAGACCCGATGTGCATCATGAACAAGCCCGGGACAACCTTCATGAAGCGCTGGTCGGCTTCCCTCAGTTGTTCGAGCAGCCACCAGACCAGGCGGACGGTCAGGTAGACGTCGTCATCGAAGTGGCGGAACAGGTCGCAGCTTCGGATGTAGTAAGTCACGTGCAGCTTGTCGCGCCTCAGCATGAAGTGGTAGCCCAGGGTGCAGGGCACGCGGCTGCCGTGATGTGCGCCGGTGTCCTCCGGGAAGAAGATTGGCAGGTAGCCCTGCCGGGTCAGCGGGTCTCGGATGAACAGGTCCACAAGGTCGTTGAGGTCGCCGTAGCGGTAGCGAAGCCCCATCTTGTCCGGGCGACGGTTGCCCCAGACCTCAGTGGCTGAGGCCTGGAACTGTTCGGGCGTGTCTGTCGGTATCTCAAACATCCCGCCCTGCCGAGGCCAGTAGCGCTCCATGTAGTTGTGGTTGAACTGGCCGTTGGCGTCGCGGAAGCCGTCGGCACTGTGACCCCACGGCCACTTGGCCCACTGGATGCCTGGGTTGATGGGCTCACCACAGACCCGCTCGAGGAAGTGGTCCTCGGCCCAGGGCAGGTTGGCACCGGTCTGCTTGCCAAGCTCTTCCTTGTCGAAGAGCAGCGGCGTCATCGGCACCTGGAACGAAGTGAAGCAGATTTCAGCCATCTTCGCTTCAGGTCGATGACTGATGTCGACTCCCTGCCAAGTGCCTGTGTGGACCATCTGTGCGGTCTGCATCGACTTGCGGAGGGACTCGCGTGCGCTGCTGAAGTTAGAAAAGAACTGCATGGGGACTCCTTATACGGTGCGGGAATGCGTTCGGCAATACTCTTCCAGTCGGCGCAGCGTCGTTGCGTCGAGGCGGGACCTTGCTCGCTTGCCGATGCGAGCGGATTGCTTGTAGTTCTTGGCCACCTCGTCGTCGAGATGGAACAGGTTCCACTTGATGACTTCGGCCCACCAGGTCGGGTCGCCCTTTCGCATGTCCTGCATCCAGGCGAGCGGGTCGGGGTGGTGGTGTGCGATGAGCAGCCAGTACATGGGCCGCAGATGCGCATTAGCAGCATGCACACGCATCGGCGTCCCAGGGGCGAGGTCGAACTGCTGCAGGAGGCCGCTGAGGAATATCAGGTCGGCGGGGAACTTGCGGAACAGCTCGGTGCTTCTGAAGGTCACATCCACTCGAGCCTTGCCCTTGCTCTCGGCGGTGAGGGTGACCGCTTGCAGGCAGGGCCCGATGGTGCTGGCGAGCGGCGAGGTGCCGGCATGCGCCTTCACCAGGTGGTTGTAGCAGTGGAAGCCGACGCTGCTGAACTTGCCCTTGGGCGACTGCTTGCGCCACAGGTCGAGTGCCGTCTGGAAGCTGTCCTCAACGTAGTAGTTGCGGAACAGCGCTTTGACCTTGGCCGAGGTGTAGTGGACGTCTGAGTAGTCGAAGTCTGCATAGAGCTTGAAGTCGATGTCCAGGTTGGTGAACACCTTCTGGTAGCCGCTCAGCACCCCGTCTGGCTCTCGCTTGCACAGCTGCGCGCAATGCGCTATCCACTGCTTCAACATCAACCCTGCCCCCCTGCTCGAGGATAGTGCAGGTCGACGTAGGCCGCGAGCGCGGCAGCCTTGTCAGCAGACAGGCGCTTGTCGGTGAACGCCTTGACCCGGCCGGCCTGTGCATAGTTCTTCGTGATGTCGTGGTCTGAGGTGTAGTACCAGACCCACTTCAGCACCCGTTGCCAGTACTTCGGGTCCGCCTTGCGCATCGCCTCGAGCTGCCCAACCGGGTCAGCGACAAGGGGCGCTATCTTAATCCAGTACATCGGATTGAGCGCCAGGTTGGCAAAGTGAGCGGTCACCTCTGTGCCCTCTGGCAACTCGAATGGCTGGAGGATTTCATCGAGGAATATGAGGTCAGCCGGGAACTTCATGTAGAACTCGGTGCTGCGGTAGAACACATCCACGGCCAGTGCACCCTTGCCCAGCTGTGTGATGGTCACCGCCTGCAAGCAGGGCCCGATGTGACTGGCAATGCGGCTCGAAGTCGCGTGCCCCTTCACGAAGTGATTGTAGCAGTGGAACCCGACACTGCCCGGCTTCTTGCCCTGGGACAGCCGACTGCGCCACAACTCGATTGCAGCGGAATAGCTGTCTTCGGCCATGTAGCCCTTGTAGAGGCTGCGCATCTTGGCCTTGGTGTAACCGAGGTCCTCGAGCGTGATGTCACAGGGTGCGCTGAAGGTCAGGGAGACGCCCCGGACAATCTTGCGGGCGCTGACCGTCGAGTCAGTCTTCCCGACCTCCAGCTTCCTGAGATGTCTGAGCCAGTCAGCCTTCATCGGTCGACGGCACGACGTAGGCCGGTATGAGGTCGAGGTGACAGGGCGGCACCCAGTCGGCGGGCTTGACGACATCGAACGACGAGCCCCGCTTGCTGTCCGCTGCGGACTCCGCCCTCACCTTCGTCATGTTCGCGCTGTGCACTCGCTCCCAGGCTTTCTCGAATTGCTCGACGGTGAAGCCCTGGAGGTACATCGTGCCGACCATGACGTAGAGCTGGTCGACGAAGGCATCCAGTTGTTCGGCGAGAGCGTCGCGGACAAGCATGTCGTCACCGTTGGCGACCGGCACCGACTGCGAGAGCTTCAGTCCGAGCTCGTTCTTTACGAGCCATTCGTCGCTCTCTTCGACGGAGAACCCGTGCCGAAACTTCGCCATCTCCGGGTCCAGGAACCGAAGCGGGCCTGTCCACTCGAGGCCGAACCTTTCGTGAAACTCGGCGACGTCTTTGAAGATTTGATACATGGAGCACCTGCCTTGCTGCTGCTTTGGCCATCTCGGGGTAGTCCTCTTCCTGAAGCAGCACATGACAGGTCGAGTCCCCGCGGTCAATCAGCCACTTGTGTCTGTGGCGGATATTCTTCCACTTGCGATACAACACCCGGCACAGTCGGTCGTAGAAGGCGTCCGACAGTATAGGGGTGTCCAAGATGTAGTAGGCATATGCGCCCATGAGGACCCAGGGGACGAGGCAGTTGTCGCTGACCTCGAGCGCCTGCTCACAGATGCCGTCGGCTAGACGCACAGGCGGGCAATCTGCAGGATGTCGTCCCCGATGCGATAGATGACATTAGCTCGGGACAGGGCCCATTGCCGATAGCCGAGCAGCAGTCGGGCCTTGCCCTCCTCGAGCTTCGCCAGGAACTCGGGCGTGTCGGTCGACTTCAGCACGTGGTGGACGGGGAAGGTCGGCGGCTCGCAGTAGATGATGAGCGGCCGGCGGTCATACAGGGCGGACACGGCCTCGGGCTTCACGTGGGGTTCACGGCGATGCACGAAGTTGGCATAGAGCGGCTCACTGATGAGCGGGTGCCGGACGAAGATGATTTCATGGCCAGTGCGCTCAGCCCACTCTTCCCGGAGTCGGTATCGCTCGACGCGGTCGGTCATCTCCTCGATTGAACGAGCGGGACCTTCGCTTTCCTGGATGACGGTCTTTCGGTCGTTATACCTTGCCAAGTGTTCGGCAAGTGTGGATTTGCCGGTGGCATCAACGCCCTCGATGATAATCATGTATGTCAGCTCCTCTGGCAGTCATGTTGATAGGGCAGGGGGTTCGCGGTTGTCAATAGGCGACGCACAGGGCGGGAATTCATATCGACCGGTAGTTACCCCCAGAGCGATGCGCATCGGCGGCGTATGCGCTTCTAATCGCATCTCAGGGGTGCTTCCAGCGCGGTTCATCGCGGTTTGACCACACTGGCACCCGCTTGTCGCCCTGCCACCTGACGTTGAGGTAGCCCCGGTATGCCTTGACGGGTGGCAGGTGGGTGAAGTCGAGGCCTTGGTCCGTGCGGCGCGCGCTGTTCTGGAAGCGGATGGCCAGCACCTCGTCGGCGTCGAAGTCGGGCACCTTCAGATGGTCGAACACCTCGGGAGTCAGGCAGCGATGCACCCGCCCAGGGGTGACGCAGTCAGTGTAGACCTGGCCCAGTGCCACGGCGTGGTGCCACAGCCAGGCGTAGTGCTTGGGGTTCGCCTGCACCCACTTGCTGCAAGGATGACCTGTGTGGGTGGGCTTGTATGGACCACCGCAGGCATTGGACAGCAGCTGCACCGACTCAAGCACCATCTTGATGACTCGCTTGTCGTCGAGCGCCATGGCGGCTTTGAGTGGTGAGCGGCTGGTGACGAAGATGTTCACAGGAAGAAGAAGCCGATGAATGCCCCGAGCAGTGCGATGACGAGAAGCTGCAGACACGACGTGAAGCGCATAGGTGCCACCTAGGCTTGAGTGGCGGGGACGTTTAAGTCGGCCCCCTGCGACTGACGAGTCACCCCCTGAAAGGACGGGGCCTCGCCTGCGAGCTGTTTTAGACCACCTGCTCGCCGGGTCGAAGAGTTGATATATCGACGGCGCTACGCTTTTGTCAACATTTGACGCATGTCGAGCACCTCAATGCCGGGGCCCGATTGAAACGAGCGGGCGGTGAGGTCGAGGTAGCGGTCGTAGCAGAACTTGCGGTTAGCCGGGGTGATGGACGGCTGCAGCCACTCGCGGCACAGCCACTTCTGCTGGGCGACCTCGATGATGGCGACCCGAGTGCAATGCTCGAGTCCCAGGGGACCGAAGTGAGCACAGGTGCCGAGCAGCGCCAGGCTGTCTCGCCAGGTCGGTGTGCCGACATACTTGTGGAGTACCGCCCTTGCCTTGCGGGTTCGACTGTAGAGGGCTGCCCGGCCCTCCTGTGCCTCACCCCGCATCATTCGCTCCACGGCATCCTCGTCGGGCACCAGGCGACCCTCAATGAACTCGGTATTGAACTCGAGCAGGGCGATGTGGTGTTGGTCGCGGCCGGCCCCTGCGTTCATCGCGAAGTACCCGGCATAGCACTCGGTCAGGTAGACGCACTGCGGGTGGCTCGGCACTGTGTGCTCCCACTGGCCCTTGTTCTTGAGTGCCCCCCTGCCCTTCAGCTGTCGGTCGCGCTTGATGTCTTCCCAGTGAGCGAGGCTGGTGCCGTGATAGAGCAGCATGTCAGTTGCCTTTCCGTTGCTTGGCCGCAGCCGCGATGCGGGCAGAGGTGCGAGCGCGCCACTCGGGGTCGGCCCACAGCGCTTTCATCTTGGCCGCGCGGGCAGCCTTCAGTTCGGGGTTGTTCGCAGCCTCCACTCGGCGAGCGCGAACTTCGGGGTCGTTCCAGCGGTTGTCCATATCAAGCTTTCCAGCAGTAGTTGGCGAAGAGCCACAGTCCCAGGGTGACCCCGGACCAGGCGAGCGGGATGGCGAGCATCAGCGCCAACAGCGTCGGAGCGATGAAGCCGAACGGGTCGGTCCTGAAGTGGTCGAGTGTCAGCGCCTTGGACCGAAGTGCCGCGGCCATGCCGATGAGACAGGCGACGAACACGAAGGCAAAGGACAGCATGGCCGACCAGTGAACGCGGGCCAAGACTTCGAGGTTGTGAGCGAGCAGGGGTGTCATGAGACCCTCTTGATTGTTAGGGTGAAGCGGTCGCCGGTCAGGGTGGCTTCCCCAGTGTCGTTTAGATGCGCTATCAGGGGGTCGAGGTGGTCGAGCAGGGCACCGCCCCATCGCCACCCCGTTTCCCTGGCGTAGGACGCCGCACCCTTTGCGGTGAAGCGCCCCTGAACGCGATTGCCGATGACGGCTTCAAACATCAGCCATACATCCCAGGGAACTCGGTCCCTTCACAGGTAGACTTGATGTTTTCGACTTCGTCGCGGAAGGTCTCGACCTCGCTGCGCTGGTCAGTGCGCTCACTGGCCTGGTCCTCGGTGACGCGGTCTTCGCCGGGCTCGACGACATCATCGTCATCGTGAACGTCGAGCTCAGGGTTGTCCTCGAGCCACTGCTCACAGGCCGAGACCACGGCATCGAGCATCGCGCAGTAGTTGGAGCAGCGCTGTGCCCGGGAGTCGCCCCGGCGCCCGCCCTTGGTGCCCGTGGTGTAGGTGACAGTTACCCCAGCGAGGCAGTCGGGCACATCGGGTTCTTCGTCGGCAGCGTCGAGGTTGTCGACTGCGTCGCAGTAGCGCTGGTAGCGGTCGGTGTTGCCGAAGTGCTCTTCGAGGTTGTCGCGGACTTCAGCGACCTCGTCGCGGAGCGACTGCAGGTCGGACAGTGCCTCGCTCAACGCCTGGTCAAGGTCAGCAGTGTGGGTGGTGAACTTGAGCTTCCGTGCCATGTGTTGGCCCTTTCAGTTGGTTGGTATCGACTACATAAGCAGAGGGCGGGGGGTTTGCAAGGACCCCCCTGGGTCCCTCACTTGATTTCTTCGCGGAGCTTGACACGGTCGCCGGCCTGATAGCCTGCACGAGCCCCGTAGCCCATCTTCACGGAGCGACCCGGGCGACCCTTGCGAGGCTTCGGCTTGCGGCCCCCTGCGGCTTCACGTTGGGCGGCCTGCTTGTCGATTTCGGCAAGGCGCTCATCCCACCAGGCGGTGATTGCGTCGGCCTTGGTCTTGAAGTGCGAAGCGACGACGAGGGCGTTGTGGCCGGTCGATGCCTGGGCCGAGGCCTCGTTGGTCGACATATCGCGGATGAGGTCCTTGGCCCTTTCGAGCACACGCAGGGCGCACCCGTTCTTGAAGCTGGTGCGGAATTCGGCGCGGTCGCGCTTGGACAGGCCCTTGGGCAGCGCCTCCTTGTAGATGCCCTCAACCTGGTTGAGCAGGTAGGGGTAGAACACCTCAGCGAGGGCGACGTCGGACTCGGTGCCGATGAAGTAGAAGCCCCGCTTGCCATAGTTGGGGGTGTTGGCTTCGACCCCGAACAGGGTGCCGGCGGCCTTGATGAGCAGCGCCTCGAAGACGGCGAGGGGTTCGCGGCGGTAGAAGGCGTTCACAGCCTCAGTCGCCTTTTCGTCGCCTGCGGTGATGGTCGACAGCTCGATGCCGTGCTTGGCGGCGAGCCCTGCGGCAAGGCGCATCGCGGTATCGGCTTCGGCTTCGGTCGCACCGTTGGCTGTCGACATTTCGAGCAGCTTGCGGATGCGGTCGATGACGGGGTTGGTAGCCATGGGGTAGTGCCTTTCAGTAGACGGTTGTTGATACCGTCTACATAAGGCAGTGGCCAGGGGGCTGCAAGGAAAATCTCTATGTATGCGAAGTCATAGGGCGCTTTTTCAGCAGCCCCTGGGCGACGGCCTCGCCGTAGTCGGTCAGGATGACATCACGGTACTGGGTGCCATGCCTGACCTTCATCGACACAAGGCCGAGCGACTGCAGCTCTGTGCGAGCGGCTCGCCAGAACGGCCCGAGGCTTCGACTGCCGACAGGTCGGTCGACCGTCGCGACGTATCGGAGCACCTTGCGAGCGGCGATGCTCAGCTTGAGGTGCGCCATGCAGGTGGGCTTGCCCGACTTGTGGAGACAGGCGACTCCACAAGCCGGGCAGTTCGGGTCACCCGCCACGCAGGGCCTCCACCAAGCAATAGATGCCCAGCAGCGCAGTGACCATGGCTATCTCGATGACGTGGTCGAGTAGCCACCCTACGAATTCAACTCCCACCGTCAGTAGCCCCGGGTCCCGCCCTCGGCCGGGGCTTCGGCAATCGGTGCCGTCGGTCGAATGGCAAGCGGCGCGCGGCAGGCCACAGCTCGGTCGCTGTTGCGCTGCGCCTTCTCCTCGTCGCCCTTCTGCTTGTGGTGGATGGCGTAGTCGAGGAACCACTCGCTGGCCTGTGCCAGTTGCTTGTGGCTGCGGTCGACCTCCTCGAGCAGGAAGCCGATGGTGTCCCGCGCGATGCGCAGGTAGCCAGGCGGGAACCCGCGGATGTCATTGTTGAGCGACTGGGTCAGCACCACAGTCAGCTGCTTGGCGTTCGCCAGGGTGCGCTGCATCGCTTCCATGCGGTCGCTGCCCATGGCCATCTCGCCCCGCACATACGACTCCCGCTGCTCGCGGAGTTGTTCCTCGGTCATGGCCGGCAAGCGCTGCAGGAGTTCGGAGATTGGTTCAGTTTGCATTGTTCGGGCTCCCGACCATGACGACCTGGCGACGGTGCTCGTTGAGCATGGCCCAGGCGATGTTGTAGGCCTTGACCGCGTTCGACTCGGAGCACTGCTCGTAGGTCTTGCGGCCCTTCTTGTAGTCCTTGGCGATTTGCTTCCACCGCTCGGGGTTCGCCATGATGCCTGTGATGGCCGCGGCTGCGAAGCTGTCGAGCAACTGAAGCTCGGCTGCCGACAGGCCGCTCACCGGGGTTGAGGTGATGGGTTCCTTCATTCGTCTTCTCCGGCAGGGGCTGGTGTGGGTCGCTCGACGAAGTACGTGCCCCTGGGACCGCACTTGTCGACTCGGAAGAGGTGTTCTGTGAAGGTGGGCGCTCGGCGCTCGCGGTCGGCATAGAGCAGGTCACCCTCCGACTCCCATGTGCCGGTGACTATGTTGAGGGAGGGCCGCTGCTTGCGACGGCAGGTTCCATACTTGCCATAGTGCTCACACCTGAAGCAGAAGCGCAATTCGGTCGGGGTGATGTTTGCCACGAGTTACTCCTTGAGTCCCTTCAGATGATGTCCCATAGAATGGGATGACGGCCCTAGAAAGCGTGCCCTGCACCGTCACCCGCGAGTACTACGGTCAGATGCTGACCATTGTCAATGACGTGCGCTCGAGCGCCGACGAAGTAGCCCCGTGGCATTGTGTATTCCAGCACCACGAAGACTCGGGCGTCGACCAGGTACTCGGGCCACCCACAAACGGTCAGCAGCGAGCGGGCTTCCTCGGCGTCGAGGTGACCGATGGGCACCCAGCCATATTGGCACTCAGGGTCAAGCTCTTCGAGGAGCTCCCTGGGCACCGCACACTGGGCAGCGGGGCTTGGGGACGGCGAACAGGGCAGAGGCCTTGAGTCCGTTCACGAGCGAGCGGTCGGCGGGTGTGAGCGACGCAGGGATGCGCTGCAGGTTGGGTTGCGACGGCAGTCGCCCGGTGGGGCTGCGCATGTCAGTCGGCCTCCTTGTCGATGACCATCTCATCGCCGTAGTTACCCGACCCGAAAGACATCAGGCGGTAAGCGAGGCGGTGAGCCTCCTCGTCGGTCAGCGGCACTTCAAAGCGTCGATGCCCGGAGATAAGCGATAGTTTGACGGGACCGTAGCCCCGCCGCAGGTGCACGGCTTTTCGCATCGCTCAGTCCTTCGGCCGTTGGTTGAAGCGGTCGCCCTGTTCGGCGCGGATGCGCTTCAGTTCCTCGCGGACGAGCTTGAAGTTCGACTCGGTGGGGTACTGGGCGCAGCGGTAGCGAAGTTCGGTCAGGCGGGACATCGGTCAGTTCCTTTCAGTTCACGAGGGAGAAGTCGAGACCCAGGGTCATGGTGGCCCAGGTGATGACGGTATCGGTGCGGGTGTCGACCAGTTCGTGCTTCACGAAGCGGGGGCACACGTAGGTCAGGCGGTAGTCGATGTGGGCAGGGAGCTCGGGGTGAGCTTCGACCGGCCAGTAGTCGCGGACGGGGAGGAGGTCGGCGGGGAGGTTGGCGGTGTAGGTCAGCACGGTGTTGGTCCCTTCAGTTGGTGTGTTTCAATATGACCTACATAAGGCAGTGGTGACCTGCGCTCAAGGAAAACTCTCTCGCCTCGACGAGATTTCATCGGTCGACGAGACGGTGGCTTTTGTCCTTGACAATTCATCGAGTTGACACAGCGCGCGGGCGGGCGATATGTTGCGCGTCCCTTAAAGGTGTGCGGGAACAACATGAGCGGATTGATTGTGGGGCTGTGGAGACAGCAGCCAGGTGACTACTTCTGCGTGTCAACGAAACAGGGGGGACAATGGAAAGACCACTTCTTCGCTCGGGCTGAACTCGGTCAGGTGACCGCGAAGTCCAAGCAGTGGGCCAAGCAGGGCGACGTCTACTTCTGTCCCCATGGCTACAGTCGACCCCGACGACTAAAGCAATTCGCGGTGCTCGGCACCCTGCTCTGGGCCGACCTCGATTATGCCGCGCCGCGAGACCTCAAGTTCCCTCCCACTGTGCAGATTGAGTCGTCGCCTGGCCGATGGGCGGGTCTGTGGGTGTTGAGTGAGGGTCAGGCGACTGAGTCCCTCAACAAGCGGATGACCTACTTCAGTGGTGCAGACAAGGGCGGCTGGGATGTGACCCAGGTGCTGCGAATGCCCGGGACGGTAAACTGGAAGTACCCCGACAAGCCGCAGGTGCATCTGAGGGGCGAGGGCAAGGCTTACACCTACCGCCAACTCGACGCCGCCCTTCCCAGGGTCGAAGGCGACGATGAAGACGGGGTCGCCCATGACGGTCGGGAGGTGTGGTTGCACTACAGCGCCAAAGCACCTCGTGCCCTGCGTGCGCTTGTGCAGGCGAAGAGGCGAATTGTCGGTCAGGACCGCTCGACCACACTGGGTCAGCTGTGGCAGGGCCTGCTCGACCTAGGAATGACCGTCGATGAAGCGGTCAGTGTCGCTATGGGCACAGTGTGGGCGAAGAACGATGAAGCCTGGATGCGCAAGGACGCCGAGCGCGTGTTCGTCAAGTCGGCGCCCAAGATTGAGAAGAAGGCCGAGCGCAAGGAGCGAGCACAGGCGCGCAGCGAGGGCAGCGGGGAGTTCACCCTTGCCACAGACCTGCGCCCGCGTCGCGCTCAGTTCCTGTGGTACCCATACCTCGTGCGGAATGAGATGAACTTGGTCGACGGCATGCCCAACCGAGGCAAGACCTTCCTGATGACCAAGCTCGCTGCCCATGTGACCCTTGGCGAAGATTGGCCCGACGGCGAGAAGTGTCCCAGGGGCAACGTCCTGTATGTCACCTCAGAAGACGACCCTGAGTATACCATCCTGCCCCGCTTCTCAGCGCACGGCGGGGACGTCCGCCGTCTATATGTGAATAAGCGCACCCTGAACATCGACGAGGACGCCGAAGCGATTGAGAAGATGATACGGCAGACCGAGGCAAGGCTGCTCATCATCGACCCGCTGTCGTCGTTCCTGGGCGGCAACCTGAATGAGGGCAAGGAAGTGCGCCCCCGCATGGACGAACTCAACGCCATCTGCAAGGAGACAGGGTGCACTGCGGTGCTCGTGCGACACACCACCAAGAAGGCGGGCAACGCAATCGCCATCAACATGGGGATGGGTTCGGCCGAGGTCATCGCGGCAGTCCGGTCGGGGTTGCTGGTGCTGCCCGACAAAGACAACGACATGGACAACGCCTCAATCCTCGTCCACAGCAAGCACAACCTGAGTAAGCGCGGCAAGAACATCGGCTACTATGTGGAAGGGTTCGGCCGCGACACCGACCCTGTGCTGAGGTGGAACACCGAAGTGCTAGACGGCAGTGCGGACGACATGGTCGCCGGTTACCTGAAGTCAATCAGCGGACAGGGGGACGGAGCGGGCAAGGGTCGACCGAGCAAGGGCGAGCCCATCCGTGAGTTCCTGCGCGAGCAGTTGCAGGGCGGCCGTGAGTTGACGTTCGACCGACTGGTGAAGCTAGCGGAGACCGCGTCGGTCTGCTCGGAGCGAACGCTGCAGAAGAGGATGAAGGAGTTGGCTGAGGACGGTGTCATCGAACGCACTGGACGCGGCGTTTATCGCTGGGTTGCCGCATGATTATGCGGTCCGCAACCTTGCTCCAGACCGCATTTAATGCCGGGTCCAGACGTCGTCCTCGCGCTTGCGCGTATAATGCGCCCGCGCATACGCGTATACATTTCATTTTATGCGGTTTGTATATTTGCTGCCGTTGCCGCATAAAATCGAATTCGTTTACGCGTATGCGTGAGCGCGTCCTCGCCTCCTCGCGTCCTCGCCCGCTAGAGCAGGGCGATGGGAGGTCTCCAGTAGCTGCGCTTGCGGCGGTCCCGCCACTTGGAGTCGTCGGGAGTCGTAGTGGGGTCGGTATGACGGGCGAGGATTTTGTCGGCGTGCTTGAGTGCGCGGACGAGGCAGTAGTTGATTGCCGCCAGGTCGTAGTTGTCGCCGGGGAGCCAGTTCGGCTTCTGGTCGATGAGTATCTCCAGCTCCTCAATCATGTCGAGAGCGTATCGCTTGGAGGCGGTGGCGGACTCGGGGTGGGGGACGCGGTGCGGGAGGAAGTCGATGCGCTGGTCGGCAGGCAGGGGTTCGGTGGTGCCCCTGGGTTGTCGGGTGGAGCGGGCGGAGGTAGTGGGCGGTGCGGGGTTGCCTGCTCGAGCAGCCTTGCGGGCTGCAGCGCGTTGGCGCTGGCGCTCGAGTTGTTCTGGGGTCTTGGGCATCGAGGTCCTTTCAGTTGGTTGACTTCGTCATTCTATCACAGTATTAAGTTTGTCTCAATAGGAGCGCAGTTGTGAAGAAAGAGCTATATGGGGTTGTCTGGGGGTTGTCACCCTACGTTCTTCGCAACATCGACTTTGACCTGGGCGAGGTTGTGCTGGTGCCACGGCTCGAGGTGTTGAAGAGGCTAAAGAACAAGAAGAAGGTAGCGGAGAAGGTGGTCGCCTTCCCAGGGTATGGGTTTGTGCGTGCTGAGGACATCCCTGCTGTGAGACCGTATCGACTGCGGTTCCTGAATGCGGTGGGGACGGACAAGCCGCTGCTGGTGCCGTGGCCATTGCCTGTGCCTGGTGAGGTGCAGGATGCGCCCCCGGTGCCCACGTATAATTGGCACGTTGGTGAAAAAGGGCAAATCAAGGTGGGGCCCTGGGCTGGATTGCCATTCACTGTTCGGGCCACGTTGCCGAAGGTGGTGAAAATCACGGTTGAAGGGGGCAATGGGCCGTTGACAATGGTGGTGTCTCGGATTATTTTGCAGACCATGGCTCTATAGCCGTCCACTGGGGTGTATCGCATGGGGCTCTCCGAGTCGTCCGGCCACCCTCCCGACCTCTGACAGGTCACTCTGCCCCGCCATGTCCAGAAGATACACCGACAACGAGAACACCCGGGTCAAAGGGCGAAAGGGTGTTGAGCTGAGGGCCAGGCGATTGGCCCGGGACAGGTACCTGTGTCAGCTGTGTCTGAAGAAGGGGCTGCTGATACCTGCCGACCAGGTTGACCACATCGTGCCGTTGCATCAGGGTGGCCTGGATATCGACGACAACACCCAGTCACTGTGCAACCCCTGCCACGATGATAAGACCGACAGGGAGAATGCCGAGCGCTTCATTAGTTACACTCACCCTGTCTGGTTGAAGCCCAGTGCTGTGCCCCTCACTATTGTCTGTGGTGCAC